ATGAGCCCGGACACTGACTCCCCGCGCGCCGTGGTTTTGGTCTCCGGCGGCCTGGACTCCACCACGGTACTGGCGATGGCCCGTGCCCGAGGCTATGCCTGCTATACCCTGAGCTTCGACTACGGTCAGCGACATCGCGCTGAATTGGTGGCAGCGGAGCGCGTGTCCCGCGCCCAGGGGGATGTCGAGCACAAGGTGGTGAGCCTGAATCTCGACAGCATCGGTGGCTCGGCGCTCACGGATCCGGACATCGCCGTCCCCGAGGAGGCGACCGAGGGTATTCCGGTCACCTATGTGCCCGCGCGCAATACGGTATTTCTGTCGATCGCCCTGGGCTGGGCGGAGGTGCTGGGAGCGGAGGCGATCTTTATCGGGGTCAACGCGGTGGACTATTCCGGCTATCCGGATTGCCGGCCGGCGTTCGTGGCTGCCTTCGAGACCCTGGCCAACCTCGCCACCCGCGCCGGCGTCGAGGGCGGCAAGCTGCGGGTGGAGGCTCCCCTGATGCATATGAGCAAGGGGGAGATCATCCGCGAGGGTCTGCAGCTCGGGGTGGACTACAGTCTCACCGTGTCCTGCTATCAGGCTACGGATGCGGGGCTGGCTTGCGGCCGGTGCGATGCTTGCCGGCTGCGCCGGGAGGGTTTTCTGGCGGCCGGCGTGAACGATCCGACCCGCTACCGCTGAGTCTCCCGTGTCTCTCGCCGAAAAGTGATAAAAAGTCGCCCCACGGTGACTAAAATCGCTTGAGTTTTTTCGCCAGATCCGTAGTATACGCACCTCGTTACGGGTCGTTAGCTCAGCTGGTAGAGCAGTTGGCTTTTAACCAATTGGTCGCTGGTTCGAATCCAGCACGACCCACCATATATGCTGAGGAATCAGCAACTTAGAAGGCTCCTGATCGGGGCCTTTTTTGTGCCTGTCCCATAGACCGCAGTTGTCCCATAGAATCCGTTTTACCCCCTACAATTTCACCACGTCGCCCTTGCGGCGATAGGTGCGCTGGGTCATGCCTGCCGTTGTGTGACGGAGCAATTCCTGGGCCTGCTCCAGAGTCAGGTCGGACGCTCGCTTGGCCCGTAGATCGTGGAGCGTGAACCGCTCGTTCCCGGCTGTCTCCCACTTCTTCATGTATCGCTGCCAGATGGCATCGAAGCCGCTGGCGGTACCGTCGGGTTTGATGTAGGGCTGTCCCATTCGCGTGTGGAATAGGTGCATGGCTGAGACCTTGGACTGCAGGGACAGGATCGCCTCAACAATGCCGCGCAGCTCGTCGGTCCAGGCCACGGTAAACCGGTCCCCCTTGCGCTTGCTGTTGCTGAACGCGATGCCTTCCTCTGTGAGATCCGCCCGGGTGAGGTTGAGCAGCTCTGACTTGCGCCGGCCGGTCCATACGGCAAGGGATACCAGCAGCTGCCATTTCACTGGCAGCGTGGCAGCGAAGGCAATCAGTTCGGCATCGGTGACGTAGCGGTCCCTGGCTTTCATGGGGAACTTGACCACCTGGCGTCCGGTCATGGGGTGCCCCTCGCGGGCGCCCCATTCGATCGCTTTGGTGAACAGGTGGCTGAGCACCTCCAGGTCCAGGTTGGCCTTCTTTTTCGACTCAGTGCGGCCGATATGGTCGCGGTACTGATAGATGTGGACCGGCTTGATCGCCTGCACAGGATTGTCGCCGAAGGCGTAGCGAATCCGGCGCAGGCTGTACTGGTTGCTCCGCTGGGTCGCTGGCGCCTTGAACGGGACAACTTCCAGGGCATACCGGTCGCACACCTGGGCCATGCTCTGCAGCGCACCAGCGAATTCCTGCCGCTTCCCGTAGGTGATATGAGCCTCGGATAGCGTCGCTCCCAGGCGGAAATCCGATTTACCATCCCAGCGGTGGCGCTCCCCGGGCGGTACGCGGTAGTAGTAGGCACCATGCTTGAACCGCCAGTTCTTTGGGAGGCCGCTGTTTTCTTTTTTCCTCGGCTTCGGGCTCATTCCAGCCTCAACTTTACGCGCTCTTTCGGTTTACTGTGGTCCACGTCATCGCGTTTTACAACCGGACGGCGATCGACCAGCACATACGGTATGCGGGCCTTCTGGAGAACACGGGCCTGCGCCGCACCCTGCTTGCGGCGGGTGAGGTGGCGCACCTCCTCCTCTGTTAGCCAGGGCATGCGGTTTGTCATGGTCAGGTCTCCTGGTTCAGGTAGCCGATTCGCAAATTTCACGGGCAGCCAGGGCCCGCTCCAGGTTGAAATGGCCGAAGTGGCACTCTGCCGCCGGGATCCCCATTTCAGAGGCGAGCCACTGATAGGCGAGGCTCCGATCCCAGCCCCGGGCCCGGGAAACCGCCTGCCACGCGACCTTTGCCTGGCTTCGCACCGAGCGCAGCTCACGGTTCGCCAGCGTGCCCAGCGGCAGGTCGGTGTGCGGGTGCAGACCGACGTAGGCATCACACGGCGCGCACAGGTAGGCGTAGGGCCAGTCCCCATAGCTGCGGCCGTTGTAGATCTCGGAATTCTCCACCAGAGCCACCGGGCCATCGCAGTACGGGCAGCTGCTTGGTGGGTCAATTCGGTCCTTCACGCGACGTAGTGCCCGGCGGCTGACATAGGGCAGCGGGGCCGGCGGGACAATTCGTGACTTGCTGTTGGCTCTGCTGTCACTCATCCCCGGCACCTGTTCTGGCTGCGTCGATCGCCTCATCTGCCGTTGCGTGATAGCCGTGTGCCGGGATTGGATCATCACCATCCCATGTAAAATATCCGTCCGAGCACTGGTCAATGCAGCCCATTTCAAAGTCATTCGCTTTCAGCCACCGATAGCGTGCCGCATCCTCTGCGTCGCAGGTGGCTTGTGGTTGCGCGGCGGCGGAGAGCATGGCGAACAACAACCGCTCCACTGGAGCCGCAGCGTCTTCCCATACGTTTCGGGTCGTTCCATTGGGGGCGGTCACGATAAACCGGTACGGTCCAGCCCTGTGTACGGTCCACCCCTCCGGCACCGCGCTGGTGGGCTGTACGGGTGCTTTCTGGTCGTCGGTCATGCTGCGCTCGCTTGAGTCGCTTCGGCCTCGTCACGCAGAGGCATTACCAGGATCGTTGTTTCCGGCATAAGGTCATTGTTTTTCAGCTGAATGCGTATCGCGTTGTTATTCCCGCAGAATTCGAGCGACACCGCATTCCCTGCATCCAGTGCCACGCATGCCTTGGCGACATTACCCATGAGTCTCGGGTCTATTGATATGCCGCTGGTTGGGCTTTGCCTCAGATTTGAGAGAATCATCGACACGTCCGGGTAGTCGCCACTAATCAGCCGGAATAGGCAGCTGCTCTTTATGCCATTGGGCTTCAATATCGGCTGACCATCCATGTCTTCAAACCAGATGTATCCGCTGGGTTCTTCGCAGCAGTCCAGCTGCTGGTGCTCGTTCTCAACAATGTGTAGTCGAGCGACATCTGCATCGGCCGGTATTGCCCCGTCCACCATAATGATCATTTCCTCCAGCTCCTGTAGGGGATACACGGATGTAGCTGAAAAGAGGGAATGCCCGTCAGTGGCCTCAATCTGGTTTCTATCGGGATCAATGTGGACGCCATGTAGGTAGGTCCTGAGATCCTTTTTTGCCACGAAGCAGAGAGCGGCCTTAAGCTGTTTTGCAGGCAGGGTGAATTCTTTTCGTTCCATCTTCTTCTCCAAAATCATCTCAGTTCCAATGGTTGTCTCAGGTAATCATCAGAACGGAATGTCGTCGTCAAAATCCGGGTAGTCCGGCGGTGGGGGCTGTTGTGCCGGCGGCTGACGCGGCGGTGGTTGCTGCTGGTAGCCACCCTGGTACTGGCCTTGATGCGGTTGCTGCTGGTGCCCACCCTGGTGGTGGCCCTGCTGTGGAGGGTGTCGAGGAGGCTGTTGCGGTGCCTGCTGACCGTCGCCGCGGGTGTCCAGCATCTGCATTTCGCGAACCACGATTTCGGTGGTGTACCGGTCCTGGCCGTCTTGGCCCTGCCACTTTCGGGTGCGCAGGGAGCCCTCAGCGTAGATCTTCGAACCCTTGCGCAGGTACTCGCCGGCGATCTCCGCCAGGCGGTTGTAGAACACCAGGCGGTGCCACTCGGTGCGCTCCTGGGGCTGGCCGGTCTGCTTGTCCTTCCAGGTCTCGCTGGTGGCCAGGCTGACGTTGGTGACCGCATTTCCTGACGGCATGTAGCGGGTGGTCGGGTCGTCCCCCAAATTGCCAACCAGGATTACCTTGTTAACTCCTCGTGCCATATCGCTCTCCATTGGATTGAGGGCCTGCGCCATGGAAGCCCTGGGCCCCGGGTCGCAGGTTCAGTAGTGATTTCGGGTTCTGGCGATTTCGCTGAACCATGTCCCGGGCGTTGTCCTTCTGCGTTCCTGTTTCCAGGTGGCGAGGGTTCACGCAGGCAGGGTTGTCGCAACGATGTCGAATCAATAGCCCATCCGGGATTGGCCCATACCGCATTTCATAGGAAATTCGGTACGCTTTAGCCGGGGACTCTCCGGCTCCGACTGAGATATTTCCGTAGCCGCGACCATCTTTGGCGCCAGTCCACAGCCAGCATTCACTGTCGCCACGCTGGTCAACGTACTTCCAGAATCTGATATGGATTGGCTCCGGTCGGGTTGATTTATTCCGGCACGAAACCGAGCAAAACACCCGCCGCTCCCATTGACTCTCAGAATCCCTGGGCCGCTTGAAGAACTCCCGGCCACAGCAATCGCAATACTTCGATCGCACGTCGCAGCCCTCAGAACCCAGCCGCAGCGGCTGGGCGTTGAACGGTGATATCGGTGATGGATTCCCGAATGCCGGCAGCCGAAAGCAGGCGGCGCAGTTCGGCTTCGATCGCTGCGTCGTTCACCCGGGGGCTGACTTCGATATCCAGAGTGCAGTAGACGCGTACCGGGATCTTGCCGGACGCGCTTGCTGCCGGTTGTGGTGCCTGGGTGGGTGCCATTGGCTCCGGGGTGCTCGGGTAGTCGGCCGGGGCGGCTTCAGTATCCTCGGGGTCCGGCTGCGCAGCGGGCTCCTGGCGCTGTACCTCCGCCGCGGCCTGGGCGTGTTCACGCTCTGCCTTCTCCCGGGCCCGGCGCTCGGTTTCCGCTTGGCGGTCCAGCTCGCGGATAATCATGCTCTGCAGGGAATCGTGGTACTGGGATTCGTCGGTGAACAGGATCCCCTCGACGTGCTCCCGGGTCAGGGGAGAGTGCAGCCCGGCCCGGTAGCATTCGTTCTCGAGCTGGGACAGGCGCAGGTCCGTCTGCTGCTGCAGCATGCGGCACTCGTTGACCTTGGCGCTTACCTCGGAGCAGGCCGCGGCCGTCAGCTTGCCGGTCTTGGTCAAAGTTGTGAGCTTGGCCATGCCCTCGACTGAGGCGGTGCGGTATTCCTCGCGGACGCCGAGATCTTCATAGCATTCCTGTAGGTACTCCTCGAGCCGCTGCTGTGCCTCGTGCAGGGTTTCTTCCTCGAAGGTCTTTACCTGCCCCAGGATCTTCTGCCGGCCGTCCTCGCACAGCTTGACCAGCTCCTTCAGCTGGGCATCGAAGGCCTTGATCGGCTCGCTGGCCTTGGCTACCTCCTGCTTGCGCCGATCGTCCAGTTGCTTTTTGGTCGCGTTCAGCTCGGTGGCGAGTTTCTTGGCGTCCTTCACGGTGTCGCTGGTGACAACGATGTCGTACCGCTCCACCTCCTGCACGAGGTGGGCGCGCAGTGCCTCGTAGTTGGTATCCAGCACCGGCGGCTGGGTTTTGACGATCAGTTCCTGGTTCATGCGAAACACCCCTCTGCGGTTTCTTCTTCGATTACGGGCGCGGCCGGCCCGGTCAGTTGTGCGCGGTAGGACTCAACAAGCTCGTTGAATTCCCAGAGTTCGGGCTCCATGGCGGCGATGTAGTCGTCGTCGCGGTGGATACGGATGACGGTGAGCTCCCGGCCGATGGCCTTGAGGGCAGGGCAGTACAGGGTGAAGTCGCACCACATTGCGCCGGTGATCCAGAGGCCGCCCTGCACCTGGTCCATGCAGTCGCCGATGTCCTCGTCCAGGAGGATCCCTTTCAGCTTTGCCGGGGCCAGGAAGCACTTGATTTCCTGAATGCCGTGGTCACCGATCAGGCTGTCCACTGAGGCGCCAAATACCCGGTCTTCGGTCAGTGCCAGGCCGGTCTGCTCGGTCAGTACCTCGTACCGCTCCTCGTAGAGCAGACGGGCCTCTGGTTCCAGCTCCCGGCCGCGGCGGGCCTGCCACGGGTCGAAGTCGGGCTCGTCCAGAAGCTCGCCGGAGATCCGCTCCACGGCCAGCTTGAAGGCGTAGTTGTGGGCGGCGGTGCTGAAATCGCCCTTGTTGGGGCCTGATTTCAGGCGCTTGCGCACCTCGGCGAACATGCTGGCCGTAATGGCGCCTTTTCGGTTCTCAAACCATTCGGCACTGCCGCCTGGTGCAGTGAAGTAAATGCAGCTCATTGCTGTGCTCCTTGTGCTTTGTTTTTAAGTCCACGCATGGCGCCGCCGAAACGCTGCACCGGGAGATCCTCGATTTTTTCCAGTTTCAACGCCGGGTTACTGCAAAATTCCTGCTCGGTCATGCCGCAGAATTCGATTGCCTTGCGCAGCTCCTGCACCTGACGGGGCGATATGGTTCCCGGCGGCTGCGCCCACTGTCCGGGAGCCGAGCCGGCATCCCCTGCGCTCTCGGCGTCGTCGTCCTTCGCGGCTGACAAACCGAGGGCCAGTTTCAGGGTGTACCTCTGCAGGTAGGTCGCGGCGCTTCCGACGGCCTGGTATGAATTTTTGCTGCCAGAGCCATCCGGCTGTCCGGAGAGAGCGGTTTCTTCGTAGTGGCCATCGCGGTGCGCCACGACGCAGGTCACAGTCAGCATTCCTTTCTCCTGCTGAGACCGAAACCGGTAAGAGAGCCCATATTTGCCCAGCACCGGGTCCACCTCCTCGGCGATGGCGTCCAGGGTCTCGTGCGTGTACTGGACCGGCCCGCCGCCTTTCTTCGAGTCATAGCCGACCCGGGCCTTCTTCACGATGGGTTTGATCTCGGCCCGGGCCTGAGAGATCGCCGCGTCAAATGCCTTGCGCGCCTGGTTGGCTTCCCACCGCTCCTGCAGATCCATCAGCTGCTGGATCTTCTCAATACCGGCATCCTTCTCGATGGCCATGGAGATCATCGCCATGGGGGTGATTTCGCCACTGCGGGCGGGCAGCTGGCCCTGGTCTTGCGGGCGGTCGTATGCGATGACTTGGCCCTGTTCCACTGTCTGGCTCATGCCTGCGCCCTCCGCTTCATTTCGTCCGCCATTTCCTGGGCTTGCCGGGCTAGCGTGGTGTAGTGATTAAGCGCGCGTTTCTTTTCGTCCTGGCGGGCCACATAGGCGCGCATGCGCTCGATCTTGCCCGGGCGCCGCGGGAGGCAGGGGGCCTCGCCCAGGCTCTCCAGCATCAGCTGGCCGGCCAGATTCCGGTCAGCGAAATCCATGACGCGGTGCCGCCGGCCCTGGATCACGACCTTGGCAAACTGCAGGCCATGAATCTCGCCACAGCCATCACCGCACTCGCTCCAGTCGATGGCAGAAGCCGGTACCCGTACTGCCACGGTGAGGTATTGCATCAGTGGTTCCTCCCTTCGCATTCAGCGAAAATCTTGTCCTCGTCACGGTCGGTCATCAGGTCGAACAGGTAGTCAGCGGGCTTGCCGTCGACCTGGAATTCTTCAATCCAGAATTCGCCTTCCTCAGGGTGTTCCCGGGTGGCGGGGAGATGGGGCACATGCCAGGCAATGGCCGTGCATTCGGTGCCGTCGATTTCGGTATCGATGTAGCGGAGCGACATATCAACCCCCGACTACCAGCAGGCAGAAAGCGAAAGCCATGGCGCCACCGGCCAGGGCAAAGAGGGTGTCCATGTCGCGCTGCACCTGCTCGTCGCCCATCCATTCGTTGAGCCGGTCGAGGGCGTGGCCGATGGCCAGGGAACCGGAAGCGAAAGCGCGGCGGATTTCGGAAAGATGGCGGCGGATCATGCGACCACCTCGCTGCCCACCCGGGCCTCTGCGTAGGCGATTGCTCTGGCGAGCTCATCCTCCTCGCGAAGCATCGCGGCTTCGCCAAAGCGCTCCATCCCCTCGGGCACGTCCTCGAACTTGGCGAGACACTGGCGCAGCTCCGCCAGGCGCTTGCGGAGTGCCGGCAAAGTGACTTCCCGCATGTTCCAGCGCGCCCCGGCGTTTTCGTAGGCGGCGCAGTAGCAGAGGTCGATTTGGTCACTCATGTCCCGTGCTCCGTTGTGGGTGGGCATGAGCTAACAGTAGCCGAAAGTTAATGTTGAGGCAATAGCCGCAAGTTAATTTATTTGGTGGCCTTTCCCTGCAGCCTGATTGGCAGTGCAGGGAAACGTGACTCGGTTCACTGCACGAGAGGACTGGGCAATGAAGTAGGCCGGGGACGGTCCGGCGGAGGAGGTGGGCTACCTATCGGCGAGCTCGATGAGCTGCTGCTCCGTGAAGCGCGAGCTACTGCCGAACATCTTCACTTCTTGGGCGGTTAACTGCAGCGCGATCTGAACGCTGAAGTCGTGGTTGAAACTGATGCCAATCCAGGTGTCGTAGGATTCGGGATTACCCTTCATGAACTGGCTGTTATGGCGATAAGTGGTCCGAAGCCGGGATTTTACTTGGGCTCGGACACCGCTCTTAAGGAGAACGTCGAAGCCCTTGTTATTCTTGCCTACGACAGTCCCCTTGAGTACATCCGCGACCGCCTGTTCCGCAATGTTGCCGAGCAGGCGGCCTATCCCATCTGCATAGAGACCGGTGCTCGCGTTGCGCTGAAAGTGCTTCAGCACATCTAAGTCGGGCAGGCGAGCCACAGCAGTGTCGATTTGGTCTGTCAGATTCCTCATTACTCACCGATTCTAACTTGCCCTTCCCTGGGCTCGAATAGGTGGGGGCTCTTATGTGTGGAGTTCCCAACTTCGTGACTGACTGGATAGAGTACCAGCTCCTCCTTGAGGACAGGAGCCAGCATCAGGTCACCTGAATCAACGGGCTTGTCGTTATCTATCCACCTGACTGCCTCATCGCGCGTGAGCAGTACCGGCATGCGGTTGTGCCAGGGACGGAACTCCGGTGCGGCCTCAGTGGTTACCAGGGTGCAGGAGAGGAGGGGAGTCTCGCCGCTCTCCCAGACGTCCCACAGGGCGGCCACGACCAGCGTCTGCTCGTCGTTGGTGATGATCCAGGACTGCTTGCGGCCGTCTTCCTGTCGCCACTCAATGAAGCTGGACATCGGTACCACGCCGCGCTGCCGGCGGAACGGCCCCCGGAATGCCGGACTCTTGGTCAGCGACTCTGCCCGGGCGTTGAACATGCTGTATTTGGTGCTCACTTCCTTGGCCCAGGATGGCACGAGCCACCACCTGGCCAGATCCCCGCGGCCGGAGCGTAGGAGTAGAATATCGTCAGTGGGCGCTATGTTGTAGCGCGGGGGAGGGAGCTGTAGGTCAATTCCCAGGTAGTCCAGCAGATCCTGGAGGCCAGGCATGTTTGTTACGTTGAAGCGGCCGCACATAACTCTATCGAGATTCCTTCCGTTCAGGTAACCAATATGAAATGGTAAGCTTTTACGCGAAGAAGAGACATCTGCCAAGTTCCGAATAGCCAATCGAGAATAAGAGTCGGAAAATGTATCAAATCGATATGACATCAGCAGAGAGTAAATTTAGATGCCCTATATGCCGTGATGAGCTTCGAGCGGGATTCCTAAAAGGGCATTTTCGTCAGCACTGGGAAGCCGGTGAGGTCCCTCCTGAGCTAGAGCAGCTTGTTAAGACAATTGAGAAACGTGGTAAGCGACTGAAAAAGAAGCACTATGACCATTTGTCTGGGAAAAAACCTCGGAAACAAGGAAAAAATGCGAAGCAGGGTTCTGCAGAGCTCCCCGAGTATGAAAAAATGTATCGATCGGAGGATTTGTGGGAGAGGCGTCGTCCACTAAGCGGCGGAGGGGGGCCGGGTACCGGGAAAAAACGCTGAACTTGAATAGGGGGCTTAGGGTGTTCGGTCTTGCACGCTAGGCGATTGCTTTGGGGTGGGCTACTCATCCCAGTTTGTACGGAAGTTTCTGGCCCGAATTAATTGGAAGTTGTTTATTGAAGGGATTCCAAAAGTAGCACAGATATCCGGTATTTTCCGGTTTGCGCGCTGTTGTTTTGGCTTTGAAACTTCAGTTGTTACGATTGTTCTATGCCCTGGCTGAAACAATGCATATGATACTAAGAATGGATCTCTGCCAATTTTTATTAACTCCTCATCAGTGGGGTCAGCCGCATAGCCTTCATAAATAACCCGAGAAACAAGATCTGGGTCAGCGTTTTCTTCGAGTAATAGAGCTTTCTTAACAAAATCTTGGTCTGCCCATTCGGCGAGAGCATCTTTATTGCCATCTTTATCCACTGTATCTGAAAACTCCTCGTAAATCTCGATAGGTATTTTGATATGACCTTGCTGGCCTTGGTGCACTAACCATAGCCAGAACTCAGGTATCCGGTCTAAAGGATAGTAGTCGCGTTTGGCATCTATTAGGGTGTTTGCATCCAGTAGGTAAATCAAGATGATAGCCCTTATGCGATTTTTGTGGTTTCAAAGATCTTGTGAACTTTGATTGGCCTCACATCTAGGAGCATGCCAGCTTCCGTAGTAGTTAAGGCTCCACTGTCTGCAAATCTTCGAGCTACATTTACAAGGCTTCCTAATTTGTGACGTTTTACGACATAGTAATTTGGCCCACCCTCTTTGCTCCGGCTTCTCTCCTTTCGTTTGTTCCGCTCATACAGCCACTTCTCTCTATAGAAATCTCGGAGCTTGATCCACTCCGGTTGATCGATGTCTCCACGCTTATAAAGTCTGTAGGAGATATGGGTGCTGCTCACTTTTCTCTTGTTTGCGTAGTCAGAGATTTCGTTTGCTATTTCGTTAAATCTATTACTTTTCAGTCTGAAGGAGTTAAACTCCTTGCTTGGAACTAGTATTTCGCTGGCTATATCGTTGCACTTTTTCTCAATGTTATTGTCAAATTTGTTTCCTGCGCTTACTCCGGTTTGGCCCATGAAGATATGTGCCAACTCGTGAAGTAATGTGAAAGACCACGCAGAACTGGCATCTCGATCGTTTATGACAATAAAGGGCGCTACTTTGTCAGCTAAAGCAAATCCTCGAAAAAGTTGAACGTCAATTTCAGTGTGATGGGAGCCAAGGTTTCCTTTGAGTATCACATAAACTCCGGACTCTTCGACTTTTTCTCTTAAGTAGCTGAAAGCAGTTGTGTGATTTTTTTGATCCCTGAAGACAAGGGGGTCAAAGGCTATTGTGTTCTTGATAAGCTCTGCAGATTTGAAGATGTCGGCTTTCTGACCAATCATTCCGATGAAATCAATTTCGTCGCCCTCATCTTGCTCCAACAGGGCTTCTTTAATGATCGATTGGCGTGTCTTTATCTCGCGGAGAAGTGCGTCAACGTTGGCGTCTTTCGATGGGTCGATGTTGGCAGGAAGAGTTCTGAAGTCCTCCCCGCGGTCCGCTTTTCTTGGGGTGTCTTTCAAGTAGAATGTGATGATAGGTCGGTGATACTGCTTGGACATACGTATCAGCAAGGACCTGGAAGGATCTTTTTTGCTTTCTTCATAAAGCGACAGTTTCTCGCCTGCTGTGAGACCCTTGCTATCCTTGATAGCAATCTTTCTCGCAGCGTCTTCGAGAGAAAGTTGAGCTGTTTTGCGAGCCCACTTAAGAATCTCGCCATTAACTTTTGGCATGACTGTATACTATTTGCCTGTTAGAAAATGAAAGTTGCGACGAAGTTCATAGCCATAGCTGTGATCAAACTATATGCAGACATTTAGGTTGAGTATCGGCTCGGTTTGTGTCGAAAAGCAAGCAACGCGTGCGATCGGTGAGAGGCAGACAATTTGGTCCTTTGTGCTTCACCTAATGCTCCGTAACTGAATGGTCTTTATGATGCTTACAAGCGCCTGGCGTTCCAAGCCAACAGCACTCTCCCTAGTACCTGAAACGTGGAGAGATCCCCGTTCTTGAGCTCATAGGGCGGGTACTTCGGATTGTCCGAGAGCATCAGCATCGTGCCGTCCGGTCGGCGCTGCAGCCGCTTGATGAACAGCTCGTCATCCAGGGCCAGCACATAGACTGCATCCACCTTGACCTCGGAGATGCCGCGGTCCACCAGTAGCAGGTCACCATCGCTGAAGGTCCCCTCCATGGAGTCGCCCTTGGCATCCAGTAGTGCCAGGTTGCCGGGCGCCGTTGCGTTCACATTTCTCCGTAGCCAATCCTTGCTAACTGCCATTTCCTCCACAATGTCGTCCTGCTCCACCCGTGCAACACCCAAGCCCATGGAGGCCATCACATCGAGCCGGGGAATGTGAACCACATTTGGTTTTTTTGTAGGCAGTTCAACTACGTTCGGTTTTGTGGCCGTTCCGGACCTCATTGTGCCTTCGCCAGTCAGCAACCAATCCACGGAAACTCCAAGGGCTTTGGATATCCTCGTTGCGGTGCTCATTCGAGGCAACTTATCGCCGTTCCGGTAGCTCCAAATTGTGACGGTGCTCACGCCCAGTAGCTTGGCGAGTGCGTCTTGAGTGTCACTCACCCCTGCTGCGGCCACGGCCTCTTTGAATCGCTTTGCGAAGTCTGGATGTTTCATGTCCCTAGAATAATCAGAAGTTAATAAACTTGCGGCTATTGACTTGCGGTAGCCGAAAGTTAAGATGTCTGGGTCTGTCGTACACATGGACCTACTCCTATGAGCCCCATCGAAGTCGCAGTGAAAGCTGTAGGTTCCCAGGCTGCCTTGGCCCGGGAGCTGGGCGTCAGTGCACCTTTTGTGAGCCAGATGGTCTCTGGCGTGAAAAACGTCCCGCCAGGCTTGTGTCGGGCGATTGAGGCGTTGACCGGCGGAGAGGTGACTGCCGAGCAGCTCCGCCCAGATGTGTTCGAGCGCGTTGCGACTGAATCAGCAGCCTGATGTCCAAGAAGACCGGCCAGCTGTCCACGCACGTTTCTGACGAGGTAGCCCGCCAGATCAAGTCTCTGGCGCATTTCGCCGGAACAACAAGCAGTGAATACATAGCGGACCTCCTGGAACAGCACCTCGCTGAAAAGCAGCGGGTCTATCAGGATATGCACCAGATTTTCGGTCCGCAGAGTTCTATGAGTTCTATCAGAACTGAGGAGTCGGACCAGTGAGTCTGAATGCTTCCGCATGGGCCTGGGACCAGCCGGTCAAGCCGGCCAGCGCGAAGCTGGTTTTGCTGTGCCTGGCCGACTGCCACAACGCCGAAACCGGTAGATGTCACCCATCGCACGAGCACATTGCCAGGCAAACGGGCCTTAATGAGAAGACCGTTCCCGGGGCACTGAAAGCGCTCGCCGAATTGGGCCTCATCACCATTATTGCGCGGCCGGGCACGTCTTCAACTTTCACGCTGAACCTACCCCAAAACCGGGCTACCCCGGTATCGGGTTCCCCCAAAAGTGGGGTACCCCAAAAACGGGGTACCCCGAAATCGGCCCACCCCGAAACCGGGGTACCCCAAAACCGGGGGGGCACCACCCCCGATATCGGGGTACCACCCCCCCCAAAACCGGGGGACGAACCAGGAAAGAACCAGGAAAGAACCAGGAAGACTACTACTGCGTTGTCGCTCGACTGCGTGCCACTGGACCTGATCGACGTGATCGAGGAGTTCATTCAGCACCGCCGCAACGTGAAGCGACCCCTGACGCAGAACGCGCTGGAGCGCTTCCTGGTCCAGGTGCAGGCCTGCTCCCGAGAGCTTGGGATTCCCGAGCGCCAGGTGGTCACCGAGACCATCGACGCCGGCTGGCAGTCCGTCAAGCCTGATTGGCTCAAGCGGCGGCTGGGTGTCAGCGACAACCCCGCGCCCCGGGGCCCCGGGCCGGGCAGTACGCGCCAATCCACGATTACCGATGACCTCCACGACACCAGCTGGGCGAGGTGACCCATGAGCGGACTTGCGGCAAAGCAACTCGGTCTGGAGCTGGTCTCCCGGCACAACGAGCACTTCATCGCGGTGATGCGCGAGGAAGCGGAGCGGATCGCCCAGGAACAGGGGAGGGTATCCACCGACGAGCTGCGGGTTATCGCCGAACAGCGGGGCCTGGAGCCCGAGCATCGCAACGCCTGGGGAGCCATTTTTGTCGGTCGCAAGTGGCGTCCCGCGGGCCAGAAGCACAGCGCAATTCCCAGCAACCGGCACCGCCGGATCAACTTATGGAGTCTCGCATGAGCCATACAGCCAATTTCGTCGCCGGCCCGGCCCTGGCCCGCCGCGCACTGCTCGCCATCGAGGGCACGGTGCCCAAGGCCCTGCTCAAGAAATCCCAGGGCAGCAACCGCTACGCGCCCGAGGAATACCGCCAGATGCGGGAGCGCCAGGAGAAGGCCATCCGCCACGTCATCGAGACCGGCAAGCCGGATCACGAGCTGGCAGCCCGGTGGAAGCGGTAAGGGGCTAGCAGGATGGAGGCGATGTCCGGTGGAGCGATCCCTGATGCAAAGTCCTGCGCCATCTACCGCCAGGGGCTGGGCCGCGCTGATCTGGTCCGGAAGGGGAGACAGGCAGTGGGTGAAATCCAGGATGGCCGAGGTGCCGGACAACTTGCTGCCGATTGTGCGGACGATGCTGGAGATTCAGCGGGAGCGGGCCAGGCATGAACGACGTGCGCGTGCTTTGCAAAACCCCCCGGGACGCCTGGCGGGCGGCGAACGCCATCACCCAGGTGCCCATGCAGGAGGGCGATGAGTGGCTGGTCACCATGCAGCCCTACACCGTGAGGCGGTCGGAGCTGCAGAACCGGTACCTCTGGGGGTGGCTGTACCGGAATATCGAGCAGCAGCTGGACGCCGGCGGCATCGTCATCACCGACGACGCCGGCCGGGAATACCCATACACCAAGGACCTGCTCCACGAGATGTTCAAGGAGATGTTCCTCTGCTACGGCGAGATCGTACGCACCAATCCGGTCACCGGCGAGCGCCGCACGAGGAAGCTCTGCTACTCCACCACCGAGTTGGTCAAGCACGCGAAAAGCGAGGAGCAGGAGAAGCGCTGCTTCTCAGTCTACGTCAACTGCATCAAACGGTTCGTTTGGGACTACTGGCAGATCCAGATTCCGCCCACCTTCAACGAGGAGCTGCTGGAACTGGAAGCCGAAGTGAACGCGAGGAGAGTGGCGTGAGCATAGAAAGCAATTTCGTTTGTGCAGACCCATGTGGGGACCTGCTGATAGACACCGACAACGGCGAGGGCCATGTGCGCCTGCCGAGATCGTTCTATGACCACAATGATGTTCTTCAGCTTGATGTACTGGGTGACTGGATCATGGCGTTGGAGGGGCTGGCTGCCGAAATCTACGCAGAGGCATACCCCGGCTCACAGGGTGAACAATGAACGGTCACCAGGAAACCTTCTACCTCGTCTGGCGCCGTGATGGCGCTGCACCAACGAAACCTCACGCGAGCATCGAGACCGCTCGGGATGAAGCCTGCCGGCTGGCGGAGCTGAATCCAGGCATGGAGTTCATCGTTCTCAAGGCGCTATCAGGCCACACCCTGCCTGAGCAGCGGATCTACCAGACGAATTACGGGAAGCAGAAAAACGGGTAAGCGCCACCCATGACGGCGCTGGAGAGAGTCATGCAGAAGTATATCGGCACCAAGCTGATCCAGGCACGGCCCATGAGCCGCCAGGCCTACAACGACTACCGCGGCTGGGAGCTGCCTGACGATGAGGATGGTGCCGACGAGGGCTATCTGGTCGAGTATCTGGACGGCGGGCAAGCCAATCACCCCGGCCACGAGGGCTACATCAGTTGGAGTCCGGCCGGTGTTTTCGAGAGGGCGTACCGCCCCTGCGCGGGCATGACCTTCGGTCAGGCCAAGGAGGCGCTCAAGGCCGGTCAGCGCGTGTGCCGGGCGGGGTGGAACGGGAAGGGTATGTTCCTGTTCATGGTGGCAGGAGGGGCGTGGGGCTTCGAGACAGACGTCGATGGCGTGGATGGGCTGGACACCTTGCCGTTTGTCGCAATAAAGACTGCCGACGAAAAACTGGTCCCCTGGCTGTGCAGCCAGACCGACGCCTTGGCCGAGGATTGGGAGGTGCTGGAATGATGCAGTCACTCAACCTGCGCCACTTCCCGGAGAGAGACCCGGCGCCGCGCAACTACGACAACGAGGACAAGCGGGCCGAGATCGCCCGGCAGACCGAGGAGTTCCTGGCCCGGGGCGGCCGGATCCAGCTGGTCGAAGGCTGCCGGCCGGATTCTGTCATCGGCCGTTTCGTGGGCCACGTTAATTTTTCGAGGCTCCAATGAGCAAGATCCGCAAGAGCGCCCGGGGCAAGCCATGCACCGTGAGGATCCCCGGGCACTGCAACTTCAACCCGGAGACGACCGTGCTGGCTCACCTCCCGGGTGGTGGGATGGGTCGCAAGCGCCATGACTTGCATGGCGCCTATGCCTGCAGTAGCTGCCACGACGTGCTCGACGGCCGGAAGAAGACCGAGTTCGAGCGGGGCTCCCTGACCCTCTGGCACCTGGAGGCGGTCCTCGAAACCCAGAGCATCCTGCTGGAGGAGGGGCTGATCCAGGTCTGATGGAAACAGCAGAGCAAAAGGAATTTGTGAAGTGGTTCCGCAGCGAGTGGCCGGAGCATGCCCAGGCGCTGCGCGTCAGCCTACGGGGCCTGAACTTCGGCAGCGGCAAGCGCGCCGCGATCATGGTTAAGCACATCAAGGCCCAGGGCTCCGTCGACGGCGAATCCGATATCGCCATCATGCTGCCCAAGGGCGGCTATGGCGGCCTCCTGGTAGAGCACAAGGGCGAGGGCATGGCCCGCAAGCTCACTGAGGACCAGGCGGACTACCTCGGGTACCACAACCTGGTTGGAAACCGGGCAGTGAGCACCCGGGGCCTCGAGGAGCTGAAGCAGGTCGTCCAGGAGTACATGAACCAGTGAAACCGCATCGACAGCTAGGTGACCAATGAACGAGAAAATTCAAATCAGAGCAGTGTCCGCGCCCTGGCACAGTGGTGTCGAGTTGCTTGTTCGGCACGGCGACTCGGTGGGCGTGAGCATCAACATGGAGACTCTGGACCACAACAGGGCCGTTGAGCCCACGGTCCGCATTGGTAGGGATGAGGCGCAGACCCTAATGGATGACCTTTGGACGGCCGGGCTGAGACCGACAGAGGGCACCGGGAGCGCCGGCTCGCTGCAGGCAACCGAGAAGCACCTCTCCGACATGCGGAAAATCGCTTTCAAGCAGCTGGGGATGTAAGTGGGGGAGAGCATGGCACTATCCGACAGGGCAGCCGAGCTGCACGCGAAGATCAAGTGGGGCGAAACCCCGAAACTGCTGTTCTGTACCCGGCTGGAGACCGGCGCGGAGTGGGAGGCCATCCGGTACAACTCCGATCAGGCCGCTGACATGATCCGGCGCCGCGGGGAATCGTTTGTGGCTGTCGCTGACCCGGGCGCCATATCGGAAACCTGGCTCAGCGACATCATGGTGGCAACCGAGGGCGAGAAACCTGGCCCCGACCAGGACATGGTTCGGACCGAGAACGAGGCCCTGCGAGGAAAGCTGGCAGCAGCCCGAAGCCGCATCAACACCATGACTGAGGTTGCCCAGCTCCTGCAGCACGCAGCGGATCGGGATGCCCGCCGGGTATTCGACAACCTGGTTCTCGCCATCGACCTCCCTGACGCCTGGTGGCGCCGCCGGGACCGCAAGACCCTCGGGGAGCTGTTCAACGAGTTCGCCGTCGACACCAACGAGTTCCGCCGGGCCAACGGTATCGAGGTGCAGGCGTGAAGGCACCGTACTTCGACCCATTCCATGCCCTTCGCCGTGCCTACACCAAGCCCCGACCCTTCTACGGCGCCGTCCTGGGGGAGAGGCGGGGCAAGGACTTTGATTCCCTGGATCGAGCCGAGCAGATCGCCCAGGACGCCATGGTGCGCAACCTGGCCGAGCACCACTGTTCCGAGCTGTCAAAGTACGCCTTCGAGATCGTGTGGTGTGACGATCCGGACCGGGTGGAAACTGCTATCCGGGCCCACCATCTGCACCTCTGCGCGAACCAGTCCGGCCGCAAGCCCCCGCTGCGGTTCTTCGCCGAGGCGGCCTATCGGTGGCGGCGGGGCGCTAGGCGGGTGCGGGGGCTTCGGTCGGATGTGGATTGGGGGCGGGAGCTCAATGCGGATCGGCGGACCGTGGCGGGCTGGAGGCGAGGGGCAATTAGTCAGCTAAATGATAGTTTTCGCTCTGGGGTAGTGTTGGTTTCCCCTGTTTTGCGAGAGCGCGAACTCATTCAAGGTGGCGGATAGATCGGGGCTCCCTTTCGTCAAGCTCAGTGAAGTGTGAAGCTAATCACGTCTAACGCGGAGTTTACTGTAGTGTTGTATTGTCGTGTCTCGTAAGCTTAGCCTAAAAGGGAGTAAAGACAGCTGCTATGCTTGATTGGAATTGGTATTTTTCAGCGCTTTCACAGTCCGCTGCCGCTATAGTTGGCATAGTTGGGGCCTTTATTATTACCAAAATCTTAAATAACCAAACGCAATATGCCCAGAAAATGAATAGGGCAAGGGAGATAATTGCAGATTGTAATCGCGTTGTTGATAGTGCAAATGATTTGGCGATTGAATGGTACGTTGAAAGGAGAATAGCTGAGGAAGTGGAGAGCCTCGAAGCCCTCCTTGAAGATGACGACTCACACGAGCCTGCTGTTTATTATGATAAGCTAGATTTTCCAGACTTGGTTGATAGGCAGACTGTTCTAGGTCTAATTTCAGATCAGATAGATGCTCGTCGAGATAGGCTTTCTCGTGAACGAGAGGCCAGGAGGAGAGAATCTTCTCAAAGACCTTTGTTGGCAAGCTCACTCACAGAGCAGCACTTCCGAGATATGGTCTACAACCCGCCAGTCTATCCGCAGCCTCCAAATTATGCTTTGGAATCTCAAATGATGCGGGAAAGAGAGGCGATCGATGTTGTGGTGAGAGATGCAAGGCATCAGATAAGAACTGTGAATGGATATATTGACTCTATTCGCGGAAACCCAGAGTCGTCGCCTCAGATTACATGGGCTCTTTTTTTGGTTACGATTCTTTTTTTTGCGGGTGTTATCTATCCATTAAGTTTCATGCCTTTCTCTCCGGGTGGTAGTTTTAATATATCTTTTATGGCATTTTTTGAGTTATTGCAAACTTTGAAGGGGTTTCTGCTGCTTGTTGTTTCGTTCGTTTTCACGTCTATCTTGGTCTTGTTTTTTCGGCTGAATATTTATTTGAGATACCCGAAAGCTCTGCTCCAGAGCTTTGAGCGGTTTTCTAGGATCTCGACTTACTCGAAACATTTCGAGATTATGGATAGAAATCAACGAGCAGGGGCGGCATCTCACAATAACCAATAGATGAGTAGATGTTTTGCTGAATATTAGAGAGCGTATTGATGTTATACAGTCCTTAGTGGATCAGGATACGGAGCGCAGTCTGACCTATGCTGCCTTGGAGTGCAGGCTCACCTTGGAGTATCTTTGCTACGAGCGGTTCAGGCTTGTTCATAGTTATCTTTCTGGGAAGGACTTAAAGGGCTGGAAGCCGAGGGATGTTGTAAAGCAAGTCGCTGATGATATTGACGAAAACATAGCTACTTGGCGCAGTTTGTCTATTTCAAAGAAGCCTGTGTCTGGTGCTTCGCCTCTGACGCGAGAAGAGTTTGAAGCGCAGGAGTGGGTGCATGTGGGAGACCAACCACAACTGGATATAAAGCGATTGGATCGACTCTGGCAGCGTGTCTCTGGTGTGGCGTTGCATATTCCTGTGTCGTCGGTATGCTCAGGTAGCATTGCTCTTTATCAAGATCGCCATCGTGTAAAGCCTAAGGTGCAGGAAGTTGTTGATTTTCTCGAGGAAATTGAAGGCAATATTCTGATAGGCGGGCCTTTAGGTGAAGTGTTTGGTTTTGATTGTTTTGTGTGTAACCTCCCGATCAAGAGGCCTGTGAAGCAGCTTCAGGAGCCGAGGGTGGTTAATTGTATCGGTCCTAAATGCAATGAGTCTTACCTCATCAAAGAGGATGAGGACGGTGAGCTTGAGGTAATTCGACGGGTAGTTCTATTTTCCTGTAAGTCCTGCGGTGAAGACCTTAATGTTCCAACCAACGTATTTCAGAGCCTGCACTTTGAGCAAGTTCTAGCAATAGGATGCGGTAAATGTGCCGCGCAAACTAAGGTCATAATGAGACCAATTACCAAAGTTGAAGCACCTGATGCTCTGAGTGACTGAGCGAGGCAAGTTTTCACGGGGGTGTGAAAACTCCCGAGTTTGACAAAACCCACACCTGAGCGATCATATCCCCACGGTGGGCGTCCTGCCCCCGGAGAAACCCGAACCCCCGATTGAAGCCCTGGCCCCGCGCCGGGGCTTTTTTGTTTGCGCGTCCAAAAAACCGAACAGGAAACCCATAGGTTTTCCATAGGTTCCGAGCATAGGAGAGCACCATGCGATTCATGGCGATTATGGTGGCGATGCTGGCCCTGGTGTCAGGTTGCTCCAGTGTCGAGTACACCCCCCAGGAGCTTGCACTGGTGCAGGCGCAGATGGAGCAGCAGACGCTGGAGGTCACCTGTCCGGCGGGTGGCTGCACCGTCCGGTACCGAGATCCCCGGGACACGGTCCAGCTGCCGCGGAAAACGAACGGCTGGGATGCCACGATTAGCGTCGCCGGCTCGGTTGAGCGGATCCTCTCCGGCGCTATCGTCCCGGCTGCCATGGCATATCAGGGCGTCGAGCTCGGGAAAGCGGCCATTGGAGCTCTCCAGGGCTCGGGTGCTGTAACCACCAATACGAGCATCGGCGACTACTCGGGTGATTCCAGCGGCTCTACTGGCGATTACTCGGGTGACAGCTCCGGCAACGCTGGCGAGATCGTGACCGGCAACAGCGGGTCGATTCGCTCTCCTGTGGATACCACTCACCCGCCGACCGTGGTTGAGCAGCCCCCGCCCACTGTGATCGAGCAGCCCGCGCCGGTGGTCGTGCAGAGCCCGCAATGATCCGGGAAATCATCAAGGCCAACGTGCCGATCCTGGTGGGGCTCGGTTTGAGCCTCCTGGCGTTCTTTGCCGCCTGGAACTGGATCAACGGCCTGAGCTACCGCACCCAGGTCGGCATCCTCGAGGTCAAGCTGGCCGAGGCCCGCGAAGGCCTGACCACCTGCGAGCACAACGTCACCACGCAACGCGCGCAGATCGAGGACCAGAACGAGGCACTGGCCCGGGCAAAGGCCGAGGGCGAGCGCCGGCGCCGAGAGGCCCTGGAGGCCATTGAGGATGCCCAAGACCGGGCAGCGGTGAATCAGGCCCGGTACCAGCGCCTCCGTGAGGACTGGCCCGCCGGCTGCGTCGGTGCCCTGGCCCGGATCCGCGAGGAGTACCAGCTGTGATGGAGCGCATTCTCACGCTACTCGCCGCTGCCTGCGTCCTGCTCCTGCTGGCTATCGTCGCTGGCTGCACTCGCACGGTCTACGTCGACCGTCCCGTCGAACATCGCGTCGAAGTCTCGCGTCCATGCCTGGAGCCCGGTGACATCCCGGGGCCCCAGCTGTACGCCATGTCCCGGCTGGCTAAGGGGGCCAGTGACGGGGAGATCATCCTCGCGATGCGCGAAGAAATTGCCGAACGCACTGACACCGAGGCCCTGCTCCGGGGCCTCCTGACGAGCTGTGTATCCCGTGCGGACACCCCATGAATTCACCAAAGAAGGATCCCAGGCCCATGAGTAACCCGCTGCACCACGCACTCGATGATGCGGCCACCTCCGTCGGGGTCAAAATTCTCGCGGCCGGCAGCGTCACTGCGGGCGGCTCGGGCATGGCGGGCAAAGTAGTGCGCCAGGCCTCCGAAGATCCAGCGTTTGCGGAGCGTGCTATGAGCCTTTCTGACATCGGCGTGATCGTCGGCATCGCGCTGGGGATCATCGGCTTTGCGACCCAGGTGTTTTTCCAGTGGCGCCGTAACCGAGAGCAGGCCGCGCACAACCGGGCCGTGAGACAGGCTGATGCCGAGTTCAAGCGGGCACAGCTGAAGCTCCTGGAGCAGCAGGCGGGCGGCAATGATTCGGCGTAGGGCCCTGGCACTGGCCACCACCGCGTCGCTGATCGCGGGCTTCGAGGGTCTGCACACCGTCGCCTACAAGGATCCGGTGGGCATCCCTACGGCCTGTTTTGGCATGACCGAGGGGGTGGAGCTGGGCCAGGAATACACCGAGGCAGAGTGCGAGGAGCACCTGTTCGAGAAGGTGATCGGATACCAGCGCGCCGTCCGTGAGCGCGTCGAGGTGCCGCTGACCACCAATCAGCTGGCCGCCTTCACCAGCTTCACCTACAACGTCGGCACCGGGGCTCTGGAAACCTCCACCCTGCTGCGCAAGCTGAACCAGGGCGACTACGAGGGTGCCTGCAACGAGCTGCCCCGGTGGAAGTACGGCACGGTCCTCGGGGTCAAGGTCGTGCTACCAGGCCTGGTCAAGCGTCGAGAGGTCGAGCGCGAGCTGTGTCTGGAGGGTGTCGGCTGATGCTGTTCGGAGCCCAGCACTTACAGGTTCCGCCCATCCTGCACCTGGACTTCTCCAACGACGCGGGCAATACGGTTGATGCCGGGGCGTTCAGTGACGTGGTGGATCTGTCCGGCAATGGGTATCACGCCACCCAGGCGACCGCAGGTTACCGGCCCACGAAGATGACCATGCCTAACGGGTTGTCCTTCGCTCGATTTGCCGACAATAGCACCATGGCTATACCGGCGATCCCCCAGGTATCGGGCCAGGTCGTCATTATGGTGGGCAGCACTGCGCTCACGGGCACCGGGAACCGTTACTTTCTAGGCTCCGATAGCGGTGATGGCCCGCTTTTGCTCGTCAATAGCGCCGCTTTCGGAGCACAGATCAGCGCGCTATGGAATGGTTCCACCCTGGGTTCCGGATCCCAATCTGACAACAAGCAGGGGGCTGGCGTCTTTCGTTGGAAATGCTCCGACAACGGCACTGATAAAACAGTGAGGCCGCGAGTCGACAGCCGGTCATCCTGGAACACCTCGAGTACTGCGGTGCATTCACCGCTCTATGATGCCTGGGAAATCATCGGCGCTTACCCTGGTGACAGCGATGGTGGTTTCGATTGCTACGAGATCTTGATCCTGCCCGATAACACCCCAGACGGCGATATAGAGCTGCTTTTGGCAGGGCTCGCCTGGAAGTGGGGTATCGAGGCAGAGTACGAGTGGGGCAACTTGCCTTTCGACTCGGCTCCTCCCCTCCACTATGCCGGTGGGAGCTCGATCACCGATGTGGTCGTCACTGACACAACTGCCAGCTCGGTGACCATCAGGCTCACCTCGGATTTCGCCTATCCGGAATATGTGTCGATTATGGTGGCGATCTTCTCAACGGCCGGCGGACCGATGGACCCACCTGTCGCCCAAGGGGCGCTGCCTCCTGGAAGCCTCACTGGTCCCGGTGACTACGATTTCGACTTCTCGGCGACTCCGCTCGATGCGGGATCCGAGTACGTCGTGATGGCGCAGGAGGTGACGCCATCCGCCGAGCCAGGTGGCATGCCAGTCCAGGAGTTCGGCTTTTACTCGTCGCCTACTCCCTTCACCGCCACCGCAGGCGCTCCCGCAGCCACTCCGCTGACCGTGGGCGGGATGTCGCAGACACAGCAGCAGGGCGCCGCTGGCGTGTCTCCAGCGGCAGCCGTCCAGCCCGCAGGGATGGCGCAGGGCCAGTCGATCAGCGACCTTGGCCTGGCTCACACCTATGCGGTGACGCCCTCGTTGATGCGGCAGGCGCACTCGATCGAGAAAGCCGCCACCTACGCGGCAATCTGGATCGTGGCAGGCAACATCCGCCAGATCCAGCGCATGACCGGCATCGAGCTGACTGCACGGTACCCGGTAACCGTACATGACGCGAAGCAGGGCCAGGCCCTGAACATCGCCAACCTGGAAAGCAACTACATGCTCGCCATCCAGACCCTGCTGCAGGCGCAGGGGCAGGACGAAATCGCCATTGATCCCAGCTACCCGCTGACGGTAGCCGCCATCAGCCAGGCCCAGGGAATCAAGGCGCCGTCCTCGCTCACCGCGCATGGCGTCCTTGCCCTCAACCACATGACTCAGGAGCAGACAGAAGCCCTGGTGGAGGCCGGTGGCGCAATCATCAGCTTCGAGGGCGGGCACATCGTCGTCCGCCGAAAGCTGGGCAGGCGGAGCATCAGCGCCTGGCATCTGCACTGACGCGCGTCTGATCCGCGCACACCACCACAAGGTCGCTTCGGCGGCCTTTTTTCGTTTCAGGGAGAAAGGAAATGGGCAAATCCATCACACCCGCTGTGCTCGATGCGCAGCTGGCCGCGGCCGAGGGCGATGCGGTTCACGTTTGCAATGCCGAGCCGACCAGCTACCTCGAGGCCAATGACACCTACAACCTCGCGCAGACCGCGCTCGTGCCAGGTGATTTCACCAAGGCCGCGGGCGATGTCAACGGCCGCAAGAACACCCTGGCTGCCAAAACCGGGGTGACGATTGACGCCAGTGGTACGGCCACGCACGTCGCCATCAGCAACGGCACCGACCTGATCCGCGTGACGACGTGTGACAGCCAGGCGCTCACGGTGGGCGGGACCGTCGATATCGGCTCCCACGCTCACGAAATCGCAGACCCAACCTGAGGAGTCACCATGGAAACACGACGCATTGAGTTCACCGAGCCCGTGAAGCTGGCCGGCGGCCGCAACTTCGAGGCGGGCGACCGCAAATCCTTCCCGAAGGCCGAGGCCGACGAGTACATCCGACTGGGCTGGGCGAAAGATCCGGAGACCGGTGAGCAGGGCGAGCGCAAGCCTGGCGCCCAGAAGCTGAACGTGAACAGCACCACGCAGGTGCCGACCGCCTGATATGACGTGCCTGCAGACTATCCGGGTATTCAACGGCCACGCGAACACTGAGGGACTGGTGTTCGGTGCTGTCGCTGCTGACGGCTCGGCGGAGCTGTTCAACTTTGGCGCAGCGACCCGGCTGGTGCTGACAGTGCATGCAGGAGACACGGCGCACGTTATCGACACGCTCACCTCGCCCAACGCCATCCAGGTGACCGGCGACGGTGAGCTCACGTTTGACCTGGGCGATGCCGGGCTGCCCCCGGGGAAGCACCTGGCTGACCTGGTGGTGTATGCCGCGGCCTATCCCGACGGGTATGTCATGGACGCAGTGGGCGGACACACGATGCAGGTGGATGTCAGGGCATGAGAGGCCTGAGCACAAAACAGAACCAGTTCTGCCTGGAGTACATCAAAGATCTGAACGCGACTCAGGCGGCGATCCGTGCTGGATACGCGAAAGCCAGCGCACATATCCAGGGCTCCAAGTTGCTAGCAAATCCTAAGGTCAAAAAACGGATTGACGAGTTGCTGGCAGAGCGAGTGGAGAGAACGAAGGTCGACGCGGAAGTGGTCCTTCGCGACCTGGATGCTGTTCGCAGAATGGACGTCGCCGACATCATGGCAGACGACGGCACGCTGCTGCCGGTCAAGCAATGGCCAGAGGTCTGGCGGCGCTACATCGTTGCGATGGATGTCTCTGAAATCAATGCCGGAGAAGGCGAGCCTGTTGCGGTCCTGAAGAAAATCAAGATTCCGGACAAGCTGAAGAATCTTGAGCTGCTGGGCAAGCACGTCGCCGTGATGGCATTCAAGGACACCATTGACCACAACCATAAAGGCGAGGTGAGAACTATCACCCGCCGAATCGTGGACACCTCAGATGGGCGCAGCTGAACCCATCGACCTGGACATAGCCACGGCGCGGGTGTTCCACCCGCTTCTGCAACCATCGCGCTACAAGGGCGCCCATGGTGGCAGGGGGAGCGGCAAGTCGCACTTCTTCGGTGGCCTTGTTGTCGAGCGGTGCCTCATGGAGCCGGGCCTGCGGGTGGTCTGTATCCGGGAAGTCCAGAAGTCCTTGAAGGAATCGGCGAAGAAGCTGATTGAGGACAAGATCCAGGAATACGGCGTTGGGCACCTGTTCGCGGTGCTGGATAACGAGATCCGCACCCCTGGCGGTGGCCTGATTATCTTCCAGGGGATGCAGGACCACACCTCGGAGTCGATCAAGTCCTTGGAGGGCTTTGATATCGCGTGGGTGGAGGAAGCGCAGACGATCTCGAAGCGTTCGCTGCAGCTCCTGAGGCCGACTATTCGGGCAGAAGGCTCCGAACTGTGGTTCTCGTGGAACCCGCGTCACGAGAGCGATCCTGTCGACGTGTTGCTGCGGACAAACCCGCCCACCGACGCGATCGTTGTCCGCGCTAACTGGAATGACAACCCATGGTTTCCTGCTGTGCTGGAGGCAGAGCGGCAGGATTGCCTGAGAGATGAGCCAGAGCAATACGATCACATCTGGGATGGCGGCTATGTCACGGTCGCTGAAGGTGCCTACTTCGCCCACAAACTGATCGTCGCCCGCCAGGAAGGGCGCATTGGCAATGTCGGTCGGGACGAGCTGCAGCAGGTCAAACTGTTCTGCGACATCGGTGGAACGGGCGCCAAATCAGATGCCTTCTCGATATGGGCAGTCCAGTTCATCGGCAAGGAAATTCGGGCAATCAATTACTACGAGGCCGTCGGGCAATCCATCGACGAGCATTTGGCGTGGATGTGGAGCAATCGCTTCACGCCGGATCGCAGCAAGATATACCTGCCCCATGACGGCACTACGAATGATCGCGTCTTCGACGTGAGCTACGAATCCCAGTTTCGGAAGGCTGGTTACGACGTCGAGGTCGTCAAGAACCAGGGTGCGGGCGCAGCCATGATGCGCATAGAGGCGGTCAGGAATGTATTCAGCCGCTGCTGGTTCGACGAAACCCAGTGCGTGGCAGGGCTGAAGGCGCTTGGCTGGTACCACCCGAAGATTGACGAGGTTCGCGGTGTAGACCTTGGGCCCGATCACGATTGGTCGTCCCATGCGGCGGATTCGTTCGGCTTGATGGCCATTTCCTACAGAGAGCCTGTAACCCACCAACAAACCCGCCGGCAGCGCAGACCCGCGCCCGATTGGAGAACTTAATGGCGACAAATGGTGTGGACATAGCGCCAAACCCCGGCATGTCCCTGTTGCAGCTCGAGGCGATGCTGAACGAGATCGGCATGCAGCCCACCTGGCGCGATGAGGCCCAGCGGGCGGCCGCCTACTACGACGGCAAGCAGCTGTCCCCGGATGTGCTGCAGACGCTCAAGGACCGCGGCCAGGCGCCGCTGGTCTACAACCTGATCGGCCCCACCATCGACGCCGTGCTGGGTATCGAGGCCAAGACCCGCACGGACTGGATTGTTCGGGCGGATGATGACTACTCCACCGAGGTCGCCGAGGCCCTGAACGAGCGCCTGAACGAGACTGCCCGGGTCACCATGGCCAATCGCGCGTGCGCCGACGGCTACGCCGCGGAGGTGAAAACCGGCCTGGGCTGGGTGGAGGTGAACCGCAACAGCGATCCTTTCGAGGCCCCGTACCGGGTCAACTATGTCTCGCGCAACGAGATCTTCTGGGACTGGCACGCCAAGCGGCCGGACCTGAAGGATGCCCGGTACCTGGTGCGTGAGCGGTGGCTGGACGAGGACCGGGCCCTGCTGGCCTTCCCCAAGCACGAGCACCTGGTGAAGGCTGCGGTCAACGGGTGGCGCGCCTGGGAGGGCATGTGGGACGACAACCGCTCCCACACCATGGTCGAGCTCCTGCACGCCTACGGTGAGTATCAGGAAACCGTCCTCGATGAGGACACCTGGTTCGACTTCGAGCGCCGCCGGGTCCGGGTGTTCGAGATCTGGTATCGCACCTACCAGCGCGGGGTGGTCCTCAAGCTGCAGGACGGCCGGGTGATCGAGTACGACCAGAGCAATCCGGTGCATCACGCAGCGATCGTCCACAAGACCGCCAAGCCGGTGGCGTCGGTGTTCCCGAAGATGCGGCTGTGCTACTTCCTGGGCTGCCACCGGGTGGTGGACATCCCGTCACCGCTGCCGCACAACAACTTCCCCTATGTGCCGCTGTGGGGCTTCCGCGAGGACGGCACTGGCATTCCCTACGGGCTGATCCGTCGCATGATGAGCCCCCAGGATGAGGTCAACGCCAGGCGCTCGAAGATGATGTGGTTGCTGTCTGCCAAGCGCACGATCATGGACAGCGACGCCACTACCATGGACATTGAGGAGGTGAACGAGGAAATCCAGCGCCCCGACGGTGTGGTCATTCTGAATCCAAGCCGGCAGAACCGCGACCAGTACGCCTTCCGGGTGGAGCAGGACTTCCAGCTGGCAAGCCAGCAGTTCGAGGTCATGGTCGAGTCACAGCGCATGATCCAGGACACCGCTGGTGTTTACTCCGCGCTACTGGGCCGGCAGGACGGCGGCGCCGAGTCGGGTGTCGCCATCGCCTCGCTGGTGGAACAGGGCAGCACGACCTTGGCGGAGTTGAACGACAACTACCGCTTCGGTCGCCGGATGGTGGGCGAGCACCTGCTGGCCCTGATTACCGAGGACATTGACCGGGATCCGCAGCAGATCGCTACCAACGTGGCCAAGCCGGAACGCTCCAAGGTCATCTTCCTCAACCGGCCTGAGGTGGACGAGAGCGGGCACAAGGTCATCACCAACGACGTGTACCGGGCCAAGACCCAGGTGGCACTGGACGACATCCAGGCCACGGCAGGGTACCGCGCCCAGGTGGCGAACCGCCTGTTCGAGCTGGCCTCCACGCTGCCTGACGACGTGAAGGTGGCGGTCCTGGACATCGTGGTCGAGGCCACGGACATCCCGCAGCGCGAGGAGATCGTCAAGCGCATCCGCAAGGTCACCGGTACCGGCATCAACCCGGACGAGATGGCGCCCGAGGAACGCGAGGCCATGGAGCAGCAGCAGGCCATCGAGGCCGAGGAAAGGCAGCTGAACCTGGAGGAACTGCGCGAGAAGGTCAACAAGCTGCGCAGCGAGGCTGCCAAGGCGCGCTCCACGGCCGAGAACACCGACGCCAAGACAGAAAGCCAGCGGTATGCGGACCGCAAGACCGACGCCGAAACCGACAAGATCCTGCTGGAAATGCAGCAGCTCACCCAGCAAATGGCCCAGGCCACCCAGCAGATGCAGGAGCAGGTCGCGACCGGCGAGCGCACGATCAAGGCCTACGAGTCCGTGCTCCCGGATGTAATGCGCCTCAAGGCCGCTGGCGCCGCCGAGCAGCCTGCGCCGAAGAATCCGCAGCCGACCATGACGCGGCCGCAGCAACCAACTACCTGAGGACCGCCCCGGTCTCTCCTGGCGCCTTCGGGCGCTTTTTTATTTCAGGGGAATGAAGCCCCGACCACAGAGAAGCCCGCCACCGAGCGGGTTTTTTTGTGCCCCGAATTCACGAACGCCGAGGTCGTGACGGCACCAACCCCAATCCGCAGTCATGCGACAAATGACGGAGTGCAGAGTGAGTGACATCGACAAGATCCTGGATTCAGGCAGCCTGGAAGACATCGACAAGATTCTGAGCACCCTCGATGAGGGAGGCGATGAATCAGAGGCATTGGCAGCCGTTGAAAGTGGCGATACCGGCGAGGAGGCAACCCCCGCCGCTGACGATCCGCCCAGTCAGAGCGAGAAGCCAACAGCCGAAACCGATGGCGACGAGCCGCCCGAAACGCCGGAAACGCCCGAGGAGGACGATGAGCCCCCGGTGGTCCTGGCGAAAGACGGCAAGAACCAGATCCCCTACAGCGTGCTGGAACAAGAGCGGCAACAGGCCGCCGCCCTCAAGTCCCAGCTGGAGGAACTCAACCGCAAGAACGCCCTCCTGGAGCAACAGCTCACGAGAGCCGACATCAAGCCCAAGGAACTGCCCGAGAAATTCCGGTTCACGCCGGAACAGCTTGAGGGCCTGGAATCCTACGGCGAGATCGGCGAAGCCGTGGCTGTCCTGGCACAGCAAAACGCCTCGCTACTCGAGCGGCTTCAAGCCGAGAACATCCAGCCGACCCCGGGTGCGGAGGCTCAAGAGCCGAGCAATCCCCTCGCTGAAAACCCCGACACGATGCGGTGGGCAGAGAACGACGCCCACTGGAGCGTGGTGGAGACCGTCAATTCCGCCCTGGACGCCGATCCGAAATGGGCGGGCCAGTCACTCGAACAACGCATTCCTGAAATCGTCCGCCGGACCAAAGCCGCCCTCGGCGAGCCTGATCTTCCCGCGTCCGGCGGCGACGTAGCAGCGGCCGCTGCGAAGGCTGTCACGCAGTCCCAGCGCGCCGCACCCAACTCGTTGACTGATGTCGGCGGCGAAGTACCTGGAGCCACGAAATCCATCATTGAGCAGCTGGAGGAGGGCGACGCTTCGGATATCGAAGCGTTCCTGGCCGAGCAGACTGCCAAAGGGAAATCGGTGGATGAGGTGCTTTCGTCGCTGCTTGTGTGATCTCGTAAGGAGAGTGCAATGTCCACTTCCGTACCAAGCAATGCCAGCGTTGCGAACAAGCTGTTTAACGCCGCGCTGTTTCTCGAGGCCTCCCGCCGCCCGTCCTTCGCCAATATCCAGACTGGCAACACGCCGAGCCTGAAAGGCGAAGCGAAGAAGGCCCGGGGCCAGTCCAGCGCCGGTGCCCCCATCGTCCGCGTTACCGACCTGCAGTCCGCTGCCGGTGATGAGGTGACCGTGGATATCTTCCACCAACTGCGCCAGAAGCCGGTGATGGGTGACAAGCTCATCAGCGGCAAGGGTGCAAGCCTGAAGTATGCGTCCTTCTCGCTGAAAATCGACCAGGGCCGCACCCTGGTGGATGCCGGCGGGCGTATGAGCCAGAAGCGCACCAAGCACAACCTGAAACTGACGGCCAAGACGCTGCTGTCGCCCTACTACAACCGACTGGCGGACCAGATTTGCCTGGTCCACCTGGCCGGGGCCCGGGGCGACCACTTCGACGCCGACTGGATCCTGCCCACGCTCGATGACGTCGACTTCGAGGAAATCGCGGTCAACCCTGTGACGCCCCCGACTTTCGACCGGCACATGTACGGCGGTGACGCCACGGCGCTGGACAACATCGACGCTGCGGACAAGTTCAGCCTGGCCGCGGTCGACAACATGCGCCTGGCGCTGGATGAGATGGCTTTCCCGCTGCAGCCGGTGCGGATGGAAGGCGACCCCATGGCGGATGACTCCCCCTTCCATGTGCTGTGGATCACGCCCCGCCAGTGGTTCGACTTCTGGACCTCGACCAGCGGTGCGGACTGGCGCGCCCTGCAGGCCAACGCCTTCGAGCGCCGGCGCGACTTCAATCATCCGATCTTCAAGGGTGATGCCGTGATGTGGAACAACATCCTGGTCAAGAAACAGCCGCGCCCGATCCGCTTTAACGCGGGCAGTAATGTGCTGGTATCCACCAACACCGACAACGCGGGCACTGAAACCAAGGTGCCTGGTGTTCGCGTGGAGCGGGCCATTCTGCTGGGTGCCCAGGCCCTGGCCGACGCCTACGGTGCCACCGGCGGCAAGAACGGCGGTTACTACTTCTCCATGAACCAGGAGGAGATCGACCACGGCAACCGCAACGAGCTGTCCATCGCCTGGATGAACGGCAAAGCGAAGATCCGGTTCAAGGGCACCGACGGTCGCATCAACGACCACGGCGTCATGGTGCTGGATACCGCGGTTTCCGGCTGATCCAGCGGGGCCGGGGAAGCCCGGCCCTTCTGACCCCTCTATCGCAATTCGGAGAACTTTCTCATGGCAGAACGTAAAGGTGTGAACTTCAACACGCTGCAGCAGGCCGGCGAGTACGGCAATGCAAACGTGGCGGTATTCAAGGACGCCTTCGCCGGCGACGCTGCAGGCACTGTCCTGCGGCTGGGCAAGCTGGCAGGCGGTATTTCCATCCACCGGGTAACCGTCAAGACCGCGGATATGGGCGATGCCCAGACCCTGGATGTGGGTTACCGCTACCTGACCGGCACGGACGGCACGGACGATCCCGACGCCTTCCTGGACGGTATCGACACCGGCACCGCCGCCGCCACCAACGAATTCGTTGGGAAGGTGGACATCGCCAATGGTGATGGCGTGGAGATCGTGGCCAGCAACATTGGTGACGAAGCCACCGGCGAAATCATTGTGATCGTGGAGTACGCCTACCACGGCCAGTGATGCAACCGCTGGGGCGGCTTCGGCCGTCCCGGCATCCCCCAACCAGTAGGGAGTAAACCCCATGGCAGGAGTCAAGATTCGATACGTCGGCCACAAGCCCCTGAAAAAGGACACGGTTGCTGGCACCCTGACAATGTGGCCGGGCCACGGCAGTGTGGCCGAGGTGCCCGATGCGGTAGCAGTGAAACTGCTGCAGTACCCGACCGTCTGGCAGCGCGATGACCAGCCCGCAATGCCGCGGCCCGCGCCGAAGGAGCCAGCACCACCGAAAGACCCGCAGCCCCCGAAGGATCCCCAGGGCGGCGAAGGCGGCGAAGGCGAGGGCGGTGAAGGTGTCGAGGTCCAGCCCCCGAACCCCGACCAGGAGCTCCGCGAGGAGGACAAGTTCGGTTTCGAGAAGCCGCCCGCTGCGACTGGGCCCGTGACTGTGGATGAGATCGTGCAGGCCCTGCCGTCCCTGGACAAGGACGCCGACTTCACCGAAGTGGGCCGGCCCAAGGTCGCCAGTGTCCGTGCGCTGTTCGAGGGCCGGGAGCTGGGAGTGAAGGAGCTCAACCAGGCCTGGTCTCAGTTTACCGCCGAGGGCTGATAGGTGCTGAGCGTAGCCATCACCACAATCTGCGACATGGTGGCGCACTGCAGGCACCGGCTGGACGATCTATCGCCAGTCGGTGACCCGCCCACCAGCAACCAGGATCTCATCGAGGATGCCGCCGAGGACGCCGACGAGACCGAGTTGCTGTGGAAAACCCCGGAGCTGCGCCACTTCGCCAATGAGGCTATCCGGGAGGTGGCCATTCGGACCCGCTGCCTGCGGGACGGCGGTCGGGACGAGGAGGGCGTGACCCGGTACCCGGTGGCGGCGGGGGAGAGCACCGTCGCGGTAGATCCCCGGGTGCTAGTCATCAAGCGCGCGTGGTGGAATGACGCGGTGATGACCCCGGAGGCTGAGTTCCACCTCGATGATTGGTCCTCGAGTTGGCGCACGGATAGCACCGATTGCCCCCGGCGCTTCACGCTGGAGCGGTCCTCGCGCAACCTGCGCCTGGTCGGTGTGCCCACGGTCGCCGGTGTGGTGTCGCTGGACGTGATCCGGCTGCCCCTGGCGGTGATCGAGACCGGCACCCCGGAGATCCCCCAGCAGTACCTGGCTGACTGCCTGGACTGGATGTGCGCCCTGGCCTACCTCAAGAACGATGCGGATACCGCCAATCCGCAGCTGTCGCAAATGTACGCCGCGGAGTTCGAGCGCAAGGTCGGGCCCCGGCCCACCAACCTGCAGCTTGAGCTCGAGCGGCACCAATCGGGGCGGCGCCGTGCGCGCCTGCACTACTTCTGATGCCACAGAACGAGCCAACCGTCGAAATCCGGCAGTTCCTCGGGCTGCGCAATACCGAGCGCCCGGCCCGGATGCCTGCTGGATCCCTCGTACAGGCCCGCAATATCGACATCGACGATGCAGGTGCCATCGAGCGCCGCGCCGGGTACCAGCCGGTACCGGGGCTCTCCGGTGTCACCGCGGCCTACGCCACCAAGGACGATCGGCGCCTGTTCGTGGTCGCTGGTGGTGCGCTGCAGGAGGTGGTGTCGCTGGATCCCCTGGCCACCCGGCACCTGGCCGGCGGTTTCGGTGCCGGTGAAGTGTGGTGGTCCGAGGGCGGCGGGTATGTGTTCTGCTCCGGCGCCGGCCGCGGGGTGGTGAGCGGGTCCAGGTTCTCCACCCTGGAGGAATTCGGCGACACCTCGATCGAGGAGCGCGCCCTGGATGCCATCCTGCTGGACGAATCCACCGACGTGGGCACTTCACCGCCACCGCCGGATACCGAGTGCGTGGCCTTCTTCCAGGGCTCGGTGTGGCTGTCCTACTACGATAGCGTGGAAAACCAGAGCTTCCTGTTCTGGTCCAAGCCGTTTTTCTGGTCCCGCTGGGATCTGGGCAAGGACTACATGCCGGTCCCTGGGCGTGTGCTGCTGCTGGCGATCTTCAACGAGGGGCTGTTCATCGGTACCGATCAGGGCATGTGGTTCTACACCGAGGGCCTGCTGCAGCGCGTCGCGGACCATGGCGTGGTGCCCGGGCAGCCGTCGTATGACCAGGGCAAGCTCTACTTCTGGACGCCCCGGGGCTTGTGCCGCTTCCTGCCGCTGGAGTACCTGACCGAGAAGGCCGTCAGCCTACCGCCCGGCACCCGGGCCAGCGTCGGCGTGGTGCGCGAGCGCGGGTACCGGCGGGCCATTGTCCTGACCACCGGCGAGAGCGAGGCGGACAACCCGTATGAGTGACAACTGCTTCTGGACGAACGAGGTGGGGTGTATTGAGCTGTGCGCCCAGGGGCCGGCCTATGTGCTGGTGACGCCGGACGACCTTCCTGTCGATGGCCTGGATACCAACCCGTATGGCTTTGGGGATAGTGCCGCGATGTCCGGGGATTTTGTCGTGGTTGGCCACCCCTCCTCGGACGCGACCTACGACAATGGTCGCGCCTTGGCGTTTGAGAGGTCTGGTGAGTCCTGGGTGCTGAGTGACACCCTGGTCCCTTCGTGGGATGGGAGTGAAAGCGACGGCAGATTCGGCTCCAAGGTCGCCGCCGACGGTGACTACTTTGTCGTGGCAGCCGAGGTCGCCAAGCGCGTCTGCGTGTTCCATCGCTCGGGCGGGAGCTGGACCGAGCAAGCCAGTCTGCAGCCTGCCGGTGTGGATGAAAACACCGTCGAACGGTTTGCCGAAGGTGACCTGGCAATAGCGGGTGATTACCTGATCGTTGGCGCCTATAACGACGATGACGGCACCTACAATTTCACTGGGGCAGCTTACGTCTACTCCCGATCGGGTGGTACCTGGAGCCAGGCCCAGAAGCTCAAGCCAGCCGGATTGGCGCCAGATGGGCGGTTTGGAGTCAGCGTCGCGATGTTTGGTGACCTTGCCATCATTGGAGCCGAAAGGAGAATTGGCGGCTCATCCAGTGAGGGGGTCGCCTACATATTCAGGCGGTCCGGCGGCACCTATGCCCTGGAGGCGGAGCTTCTCGCGAGCGATCGGCAGAGCTATGAATATTTTGGCGAGCAGGTCGCGATCACTGATGACTACGCCTTTGTGAGCGCCATCAGCGGCCTGTATGTGTTTGAGCGGTCGGGCAGCAGCTGGATCGAAAGCTACAAGTTCACCTCGCCGATACCGGGGCCGAGTGGCGTTCTGTGGCTGTCCAGCTGGAAGGAAATGGTCCTGAGCGGCAACTTGCTGTTTATCTCCGGCAATCCTGCTCCGGATGCCCAGAGTGTCCCTGTCAATGAGGCTGTGTTCGTGTTCGAGAAGGTTGTCGGTGGCAGCTGGGAGTACCGGGAGACCCTGGTCGGTCCGACCTATTCGATGGATACCGAATTTGCCAACGACCTGTCCCTTTCCGGAAACACCATTTTTGCCAGCAAGGTCGATACGGTCCCGCCCGTCTGAGGGCAGCATAGATTCACCCATCAAACCCGCTTCGGCGGGTTTTTTCGTTTCCACACCCACAACCCCAAGAGGTAACACTCATGCTCCGGTTCTCAACTGGTATTCGCAACGGGATCCTTGATTCCACTGGAATCAGGGAGGCCCTGGCCAATGGCGTCCTGCGCATCTACAGCGGCGCGCAGCCCGCCAGTGCCGATGCCGCCCCCACCGGCACGCTCCTTCTGGAGATCACCGTGGATGGCGGCGAGTTTTCCCATGGCTCCGCAGCCAACGGCCTCAATTTCGATGCGCCGGTCAACGGCGTGCTGAAAAAGGCAGCGGCCGAGGTATGGCGCGGTGATGGCCTGGCCCAGGGTGTCGCGGGCTGGTTCCGCTTCTGCGGCAACCCGGCCGACGCTGGCGGGCCCTCCACCTCCCTGGCGCGCATCGACGGCGCGGTGGCCCGGGTGGGCGGCGACCTCGAGCTCGGCAACATCAACATCGAGGAGAACGTGCCCTCCACCATTGACGTGTTCCAGATCCGCGTCGACCAGGCGTAAGGGGGCACCATGTCACAAGGTCTTTCCAATACCGCCATCGCGAGCGTGCTGAACCATATCTTCGCGACCGGCACCTACACCAAGCCCACCGGTCTCAAGCTGCACCTCTACAAGGGCGACCCGCACAGCGGCGGCGCCGAAGTGGATAACGTGGTGGATGACACGGCCTATGCCTCGGCCGCGATCACCTTCGGCGACGAGGGAGCCATCGAGCCCAACCGCGTGCATAACGACGACTTCATTTCCTTCATGCCGGTGACCTACGGCAGCGGCGGCGCGTCCTACGACGTGACCCACTGGGCGGTGAAGGACGGTAGCGGCACGCTCTTGGCTGCCGGCGCCTTCCCGACGGCGATCACCCGCCTGGCTGGTGAGCCCATGGGCATGGCGCCCGGCGCCCTGTTTATCGAACTGACGAGGACTGCGTAATGGCTTTCAAGGTATCCACTGGCCTGCGGAATCACATGCTGGCATCCGGCTCCTTCAAGGGCGCCATGGATGGCTGCTTCCTCAAGCTCTACGCCGGCGCGGTACCGGAATCGGCCGATGCCGACCTGGGCGCGGCGACGCTGCTGGTGACCATTTCCGTATCCGCATCCGGTACCGGGCTGTCCTTCTCCGCGACCCCGGCAAATGGGGTGCTGTCGAAGGCCGCCGGCGAGCCCTGGCAGGGCGTGGTTGCGAACAGCGGTACCGCGGCATTCTTCCGGCTTGAGACTGCCGCTGACACCGGCGGCGCCTCCAGTACCGAGCACCGGGTGCAGGGCTCGGTCGGCATGGTGGCCGCAGACCTGAACCTGTCCAACACCTCCCTGCTGGCGACCGCGGTGCAGACCATCAACCACTTCAATGTAGCCCTGCCGTCGCTGTGAGCCCTCGGATCCACTTCCTGGGGAATGCTGCGGCCTGCGCCCGCTGGCTGCCTTTCGCAAAGTCGAAGCTGGCGGAGCTCACCAAGCGGTATGCGAACCGACCGCACTGGACACGCGAGCTTCCTGTTCCTGGGGCCCTGGTGTCCCTGGAGCGGGCCGGTGGAGTGTCTTACATCCGGATCCGCGCCGGTGGCTTCGGGTATGAGTTCGCGACCGCCTTCGGTACCCGGTTTTTGCCCGAGGGCAATTACCGCGGGCAGCTCTCCGAGCTCAAGCTGGGCCTGGTGCTCAAGAAGCAGGACGAGGCGGGCGAGGACCGGCTCGAACAGCGCACCCGGAGCGGTGCGGAGATCCAGCCGGGGGCGGACGGCCTCGAGGACCAGAAGGATGCCTTCCTGTTCGGTCGCCAATGGAGCGCGAGGCTCCAGGCCGAGGAGATGCCCTACACGGTGCCGACCATGGACTGGTTCCAGGTACCCCTTCCGGATCCCGGCGAGCAGCCCGACGACAACGGCGAAACCACGGCCGATCGCCGGGCGCGGCGCGGTTACAGCGGGAGCCGGTTTGCCATCACCACCCCGATGGATTTCCGGCGCCACTCGAGCTTTTCCTTCGTGGATGCCCTGCTCGGCATCAGCGTTGGTGGCTGGAATTCGGCCACATGATGCGCTGCGGGGTAGATCGTGCCTGATATCTTCAACGGGTATCGTGAGCTGGTGCAGAGCGTCCCCCTGGCGTATCCCGCGTCGCCGGGCAATCTGATTCTTCACCGCCGCAGCGGTGGGTCGGCGGTCCTCGAGGAGCTAGGGCAGAACTGCAGCTCCGCGGCCGTGCAGGGAGAGTTCGTGGTGGGCGCCACGGTGCGCTCGGTGAATCAGGGGCTGGGCGACCAGTACGAGTTTTTCATCTACAACTACCGGACCGAGAACTACTACCCGGCAGACCTGCGATTTCTCCGGCCGGATTGGATGTATGGCGGCATCTCCCGCACCCGCTGGTACTGGCGCGGGGACGGCAAGGCCTGCCTGTCGCTTCAGTACGACTACTACGGCGAGAGCTACGACGACGAGCCTTTCCTGGGCTCGCACGCCACGACCCACGTCTACATCCAGGAGCTGTCCTTCGTGGTCGAAGGGGGCGAGGAGGGCAGCCCTGTCTCGCTGGCAGTATCCAGCAACTTCGCCACCACCCGGCACCGGGAGCATAGCGTCCACCCGGTGGCGGTGGATTATGACCTGTTCGATGGCAATATCCGCCGGGCCCTGGTGCTGGAGCACTGGATCGGCCCACTGTATGACGGCCTCGAGGACTACAAGCCCACCCCCGCGCACCGGTTCAGGGCGATCCTCACCTACGCGCATTTCTGCCGCGTGAACGATGACGGGTCGCTGTCCGACCCAGAGCAGAGCTTTCCGGTGTATCACAAGCCCTGGCTGGTGGTGGAGCCGCTGTCCCAGGTAAACGAGAACCGGCCGGAGCCGGTGGGGCCGGACTTCCTCAACGTGGACGAGTTCGGCTACTGGGTGACGCCTGCCGACCCGCACCACCCGCATGGCGCATCGGGTTTCTATGACGCCTTCGGTTACCACGGCTACGCAGCGCGTATTGCGGCACTCGATGTTCGCGCGCGAGCGATTGCACTGATCGGCGCGACGTACCGAGAGCTCTACCCGCCGTCCGGCGAGATCCTCACGGCCGTGGAGTATGAGCCGCGGTACAACAAGCGGTGGACGATCTGGGGTGAAGACGACTTTCGGGAGAACACCTGGATTGATGCCGCGGGGACCGAGTTCGTGCCAGCGATGGACCCGATTGATGCGCTGCGCACCCCTCCCGCCGGCTATGTTCGCTACGACCGCAATCACAAGATCTTTTGGGCCAAGGACAACGGCCAGATTTCCCTATGGCGCCTGATGGGCTCGGGCCTGTCCCGCATCCATGAGGAGATCATGCGCAACCTGGTGCCGGGCGACCGCACCTCCCTGATGTACGACGGGTTCCGGGTGAGCCCCCGCAAGCACTTCGGGCTCTACGTTCACCAGGCGGCTGACTTCTACCACCAGGCCTACAGTAATGACCGGTGGCGGATTCAGCCGATTCCGGGAGCGGTCAAGCCGCTGCTCCACTTTGACCATGTGGAGTGGTTCGGCCTCGATGAGAACGACACGCCCGATCCCATCACCGCCACGCATGCGGAGCTGTTCAGTGCGGCCCGCGGCGAATCCTTCGAGCACGGTGATGGCGAGATCGAATCCTTTTGCACCAACGGCCTTTGGTGGTGGTACTGACGATGCCCTGGACGATCAACGAGCTGAGAAAAACCGTCGTTCGCGACTATGTGCCGGGCAAGCCAGGCATCCCCAGCCACCCTGGGCAGCCTGCTATCCCGCAGCGCGAGTACCAGGTGCAGGTGGAGGTCAGCGAAGCGGAGTATATCTCCTCCGCGAAAGCGCCCATCTACGACCAGACGGCGCCGCTCGGCCAGGAGCATTTCTTCGGCATCGGCCCGCACCAGTTCTTCAACGGCCGCCGGGCGGAGCTGGTCGGATCCACGATGCTCCAGGGTGTCATCACCTACACCTACCGGATCCCGGCGACGACCTACACCAAAACCATAGTGGAGCCCGGGCAGCCGGCTATCCCGCCGGACCCTGGGGTGCCGGCCACCCCCGCGCAGGTCACCGAGGACAACAACCTGGGTTGGAATGCCGGCGCCACGGGCGAGTCCGTCCTCGAGGAGGGCGCGGCGTTTACCTGGCGATTCACCGAGGATAGCGTCGGCGCCGTCGTCGGGCTCACGCTGCCGGCGAATGCGCACGGCGAGCATTACCACACCATGGCCCTGTCGGTGATGGGGAGCAATGGCTTCTACACGGTGCTCGAGGGGCACGGCACAGTCACCAGCCCCCGCCGGTTCACCAGCGCAGATGAGTTCGCCCTGGTCCATGACGAGGGGCGCCTGTTCCGTGTGATCCACAACGGGGCGGTGGTCTACGAGAAGGTCATCCCGGGCGACGACCTGGTGGCAGATGCCTCCCTGTACGCTGCCGGCGACGCTATCTGGGATATGCGGGGCCTGGCTGCCGCGGTGGAGGTCAACGAAGGCCTGGGCGCCCGATCGAAAACTAGCGCGCTGGCGGTAGCATTTCGCGCGCTGATGTTCGGGCCAGAGCCTGCTTTTGGCCGCGGGCAGCTCGGCGCGGGCTCGAAATCCGGGGCCACCGTCGGATCGGTGATTGTCGATGGCGAGGTCCGGGTCTGGGCGTCGGCCACCACGGTATCGGATGCGGGCGGCGAGGCCATCGTGCAGCGCATGCTGGGGCCCGGTACCCACCTGGGGGTTGCCGGCGCTGCGACGCAGTCTGATGCCGTGGCGGCACCGGTCGACCTGGCCACGGGTGGCGCCGATCTGTCCATGCAGCCTCTCGTGGGCGCGGGCAGTGTGGATGGCGTGTACTCGGGCTGGACCGGCCTCTACCCCGGCGATGCCTGTCGTATGGCGCCCATGGAGTGCGAGTCCGAGAATGGCCTGATCGTGCCGTCCTACGCGATCGGTGATTGCGTGATGCCGCCCATGGCCGGGGCCGGCAGTGGTGTTTCCGGCGAGATCACAACCAGCGCCGATATGACCATGCCCCCGCTGTTCGGAGTGGGCGCGGATTATGAGTATGCCGAGGCCTCGGTCAGCATTTCTCCGCTGATTGCCTTCGGGAGCGATGGCGGCCTGGCCGGGATTCGTGGCGCAGCCTCGCTCTCGCTCACGTTTTCGCTGAACGCCAACGATGATCCGGTGGCCGACGGCGCCGCCGTCCTGGTGATGCGCGCCCCGTTCTCCGTCAGCGCGCACGGCAGCGGCGCGGCGCGGGGCGCCCTGGGCTTCGCCCTCGAGGCGACCGGCCACACCGAGAATGTGGGCCGCCTGAGTGGCGCCCTGCGCCTGGCGCTGGAGGCCTCCGGCGAGGTTGGCTCTTACGGCCGGCTGCAGGGGGCATTCAAGCTGTCGCTGGCGGCCCACGGCGGCGGCCGTGCCGCGGGCAGCCTGCCGCTGTTTGCCCTGCAGGGCCAGGCCCGCACCGGCGCTGTTGGCAGGCTGTCGGCGGATCTGGGCCAGCTGTTCGCCCTGTCTGCTGCCGGGGTGGTCGGCTCTGTGGGCCGCGCAGAGCTCACGCTGCCGGGATTCTCGTCGGTGTTCACGCGCCTCCGGGGCACGCTGCCGCTGTTCAGCCTGCGCGCGTCCGGGCACGTCATCGAGATCCCCGGGGAGGACGGGCAGCTTGCCTACGTCGTCAACGTCGCGAACGGTGCTACCTCGGAGTACCACAACTTCCCCTTCATCAACGTGGCCCGCTTCCGCGGGGAAACGCTGCTGTTTGGCCCGGGCGGCGTCTTCCGGACCGGGGGCGACTCGGACGACGGCGAGGCCATTGTCGCGGTGGCAGAGCTCTCGCCCAGCGACTTTGACACCTCTCTGCTCAAGCGCATGCCCTACGCCTACATCGGACTGCAGGCAGAGGAGGGGGTGCGCGTGACCGCGGTCGCCGACGAGAAAGAGATCGTCGCGGCGCTCACGTCGACCACCGGCCGCAACCGGCGCGCCAAGCTGGCCCGTGGGGTGAAGGGGCGGTTCTGGTCACTGAAGATCGAGAACACCAATGGCGAGCATTTCGCCGTCGATTCCGTTGAGTACCTGCCCATGCTGTTGAGGAGAAAGGTCTGATGGCCAGTATTGATGATGTAATCAACGACGCAAAGACCTACGCCGGCGGCCTGCTGCAGGAGGCTCGCCAGCTGGTCAATACAGCGAACATGATCTCCCAGGGTCGGGCCTATGTGAACGTGCAGGATCTGGACTGGGAGCCCGGTGAGGAGCTGGGTGCGACCACCGAATTCCTGCAGGCAACTGCCCCGGGGCAGTTCGGCGATCAGTTCACGGCGCCGAGTCTGGCTGGCCTCGAGGGAAACCAGCAGCTCGTGGACTACTACGTCCCCAGCGCGCCGGCATTCCCGGATGCCCCGGCCGACTTCGACGCCTCGCGCCTGGCCGATATCCCGCGGCCCAACTGGAATATTCCCGATTTCACCACTGCGGCGCCCAGCGTCAACATGAATGTGCCGTTGCCGGCGGCGCCGAGCATTGAGATGCCAGGCGACCCTGGGCGCGCTTCTGACAGCCTGGTGGCGCCAGAGGTAACGGTACCCACCTTCGATGACGCGCTGCTGGTGCCTGACATCCAGCTGCCGGAGCTGGGCGAATTGTTCACCGAATCCCGCACGGCGGAGCTTGAGCAGGTTCGGGCGACGCTGGCGGAGGACGCTGACCAGTGGCTTGAGGTGTACTGCCCGGGCTACTCCGACTCCATGACAGCGATCGAGGAGCGAATCGCCGACATCATGCAGGGCGGCAACGCCCTCAACCAGGAGTGGGAGCAGGAGATCTACGACCGGGCCAAGGTCCGCATGCTGGATGAGGACCGCGAGGCGCGGGAGGCGCTGGTCAACGACTATGCGCGCCGCGGCTTTGCCGCACCTCCCGGGGCGGTGATGTCGGGCCTGTCCCGCATCATGCAGGGCTGGAACAAGAACCTGGCCGAAACCAACAAGAGCATCGTCATCGAGCGCACGCAGATGGAGCTCGAGCAGCTGCGGTTCGGGATGCAGCTATCCAGCAACATCCGGCAGTTCTTCATCGGCGCCATGCAGAGCCACCTGCAGCTGATGCAGACGGCCAACGGCCAGGCCCTGGAGCATGCCCGGGAGGTCTGCAACTGGGCGGCGCGGATGTATGACCAGCGAGTGGAGCTGTTTCGGCTCGAGCTGCAGCGGTACCAGGCCGAGGCGCAGGTGTACTCGGTTCGCCTGGAGTCTGCCTTTGCCGTCCTCAAGCAGTTCGAGGTGGAGGTCGAAGCCGAGAAGCTGAAAATCGAGGTCGACCGCAATGCCATCGCGCTTTACGAGGCGCGGATCCGCGGGGAGCAACAGAAAATCGAGCTCTACAACTCGCAGCTGCAGGGGGCTCGTACACGGCTGGAGACCGAAGCGCAGAAGATGGCGGTATTCGAGTCCCAGGTGCGCGCGTATGCCGCTCGGATCAGCGGCAAGGAGGCCGAATACAATGCCTACCGCGCCGCGGTCCAGGGCGATATGGCCAAGGTGGATGTCTACAAGACCCAGGTCGACGCCTTCACCAGCCAGGTGCGCGCCGCGGGCACCAAGGTCGACGCCGAGCGCAGCATTGCCCAGTCGGTCGCCGAGTACAACCGCACGCTGATCGACCGCCGCGACAGCGAGATCCGCCGGTATGCCGCCGAGATCCAGGGCGAAAGCGCCCGCTTTGGCAGCAGCGTCGATGCCTACAAGGCCGGCCTGGCCAAGTACACCACCGACGTTGAAGCCCGCTTGCGCCTGGTGAACGCCAACCTCGAGCGCGAGAAAATGGACCTGCAGGCGGCCATTGCCCGGGTGGAAACCAACCTCAAGGCCCAGGCCACCAACGTCGAGGGCTATATCCGTTCGATCGCCTCCCAGGCAGATATCACCAGTGCCAGCGCCAAGATTATCGGCGATATGGCGTCCTCTGCCCTGACCACCAACAACACCATCCTCACGTCCGAGGACTAGCGACAATGGGGTGGGGTTACCTCATCCCAACGTGTGCAGTCAACGTGGGTAAGTGGGCATTCTTTGCCCACGCTTTTACCCACGTTTCAGGCCGGCACCTTCACGGCACCTTGTCAAATCAAAACTTTTTGATTCGCGCCCTCACTGAGACGCCTGATAGCGTCCCGGAGGCGGCTGCGCGCCCGATCTGGAGTGTATCCATGAGCATTTACGACCAGCCTTTCGATCACAAGAAGGCCCAAAACGCGAAAGCGGCAAATGATGCAGTCGATCAGCTGCGCCAAGGACGAGCGGCAGCGCAGCAGGCTCGCTTTTCTCAACAGCAAGCCTCGCAGAAGGTGCCTCGGCCATCGGCAAGCTCCCGGGTTGCCTCTGCAACCAAAGATGCGTTCACCCGCCCGCTTCCCGGATCGGGCGCGACCGGCGCTCTCCGCCGAGGAGCAGGAAAATTGCTCCGGTTTGGGGGAAGGTTGGCCGTTCCTATCGCTGCATCAGAGCTCGCATGGCAGGGCGGCAAGGCGACGGGCACCCACCTGGTCAATCCTCTCGTTCGTGCCACCACCGGCAAAAGTGCCTCGGAGCATGTAACCGACTTCATGGCCAATGTGACGGGCACCGACGACCTACAGGAGCGGATGCTCTCCAACGATCCGGAGGTGTCCCGCAAGGCGGTGGAGGAGTGGCGCGCCCAGCAGTCCGCTGGGGCAGAGCGCCCGCAGGCTGATGCCGCCCCGGCCGCCAGCCCCGGCCAGATTCCTCGCCCAGGCAATCCGGAGGCGGCAACCGATGTGTTCACCACCCGCAATGCCGAGCCGGCTGGCCCGGGCGTCAATGCTCGTGCGCCGACCGAGATCCCTGGCAGTGACTACCAGTACGCCGGGCAGTACGGCGACAACCAGGTGCTCACCCGGCCCACAAACGGGGGCGATGGCCCGACGGAATTCACGGATGACTACACCGCCTTCCAGCGTCCGCGCCCCGCGGTCCGCGAGGAGGAGCTCGCCCAGGAGGCCGCCCGGGTGCAGGCTGCTCGGGAGCAATACGCGGCCAATACCACCGGCAGCGACGGTCGCCGCTACTTTGGTGGCCCTGCCACCGAGAAGCTGCGCAAGGCACAGATGGCCGAAGCCCGGCGCGGCGACCCTGCTGGCGTTGTTGAGCGTCAACTGGCCGAGGAAGGCCTGACTCCCGAGCAGCGTGCCGCCTACGACGCCGACCCCGCAGCCGCCTACCAGGTGGACGCCCAGGCCGCCTCGAATGCCGCCCGGTCCCGCCTGGATGCCTTCAAGACCCAGTTCGATATGAGTCGCAATGCCCGGAGCGATGCCCGCGCCGAGAGAACCGAGGGGCGCCGGGCTCGCACCGCAGCCCTGGCCGAGGCCGAGAGCCTGCTGGAGCCAATCAAGGATTATTCGCCGCAGGCCTACACGCAGATGTACGCCCTCGCTGGTGAGGTCTATGACCCTGCCTCGGGTGAATCCATGTCCGACGTGGTGCGCCGCCTCATGGCATCCATTGAGACCGATAACGGCATGCCGGTCCTGGATGATGCCGGCCAGCTGAAATTCCTCGAGCCGCAGCAGCAAACCGCGCCCCGAGTCTCCCCCGAAATTGCCCCGCAACTCTGAACAAGGGTCGTCCTGATGCCCCAGAAATGGTCCGAGCTTTCCCAGTCCGATGAATTCAAGGCCCTGCCGCCCGAGGAGCAGGAGAAATCCCGCGCCGGCTTCTTCGAGCAGCGCATTGCCCCCTACGCGGATCCCGAGCGGGTACCTGGGCTGCGCAAGGAGTGGGACGCGCGCACGAGGCTGCCCCGCCCGGCAGCCCCTGCGGCCAATGTCGCCAAGCCCGACGCCAATGTGGCCGAACGCCAGGCGCTGGCCCGCCCCGCCTCTGCGCAGGACGCGGCGCCCCGTACACAGAACCGGACCACGTTGCCGACGACCGCCAGCCAGGGCGGGCAGGTGCTCCAGCGGCCGGGCAGGCCGCAGCCCACAACCCAGGAACGCACCGGTATCGACCGGGTAACCGGCGGCAGCTGGGATGCCCTGAAAAGCGGCGCACAGACCACCATGGCAAACATCGGGCTGACGCTGGATGCCTGGAAGGGCGATGCCCAGTCGGCGATGGCCGGGGCCATGGAGGCGCGAGACATCGCCAAGACCCCCGAGCAGCGAGCCTTCACCGAGGCCCTGGCCGGCCGGGAGGAAACCGACTCGATATGGGGCGAGATCAAGAATGTCGGCGCGGCCGCCATCGAGGAGCCTGTCGGCGCCCTGCACGAGGTGGTGGCACAGACCCCCAACAGCGGCACGGCGATGGCCGGCATGTACGCGGGCGCGAAGATGGGGCGCAAGATCCTGTCACCCCTGGGCAAGCGCGGCGAGGTGCTGGGCGCCTTCGTGGGCGGTGTCGCCGGCGCCATGTTCGGCACGTCGTTGGTGGAGACTGGCGCGATCACGCAGGACAAGGCTGCCGACGGGCAACTCACCGAGCAGGAGCTCTCCGAAGCGACCCGCCAGGGCGCGACCAAATCCGCGGTGATCGGCACCATTGACCGGCTGACCATGGGCGTCACCGGCTTCATGTTCAGCCGCGCCGGCCGCCAGGCGACCGAGGCAGCCACCGAGGCGCTGGCCCGGCAGGGTGTGGACGTGACCAGCGAGGAGGCCGTACAGCGGGCGCTGTCGGATCCCGCCACCGCGCAGATGCTCAAGTCGGTCATCACCTCCACGGCACAGAAGGCCAACACCGCCGGGCGCAGGCTTGGCCGGGGTACCGCGGGCATGGCGCTGGAATCCACCAGTGAAGGCCTGGGCGAATACTTCGGTTCCTCATTGGCCGGCCTGGATCCCAGTGTGCGCGAGGCTGTTCTGGAAGGCCTGCTCTCCATGCCGCAGAGCACCCTGGAGCTTCTGTGGTCGCGGGGCGAGGCGCAGACCGGCACGCCCTACGACCAGATGATTGCCGACCAGGAGAGAATGCAGCCCGGCGCTACGCCGCCAGGCGACCAAGGTATGCCGCCCTCCGCCGCCAGTGACGAGCCCCCGACTGCACCGACTCCTACAGCCGGTGGGCCCACTGTCGGCGAGGGGGCGGCCCCTCCCGGTGACGACCGGCCGCTGGGCCGCGTCAATCGCACCGGTGTGGATCAGCTTATCGACATCGCCCGCAAGATGGGCTTTGACGAGGAGGCCACGCGCCTGGGCACCTTCAAGAAGGTCAGCGCGCTGGCAGACCGGCTGTACGAGGAAGGCAACGTGGATGCCGCGATGCGCCTGCATGAGCGCGCCGAGCGGATCCACCGCGACATCATGGGCGAGGACAGCAGCCTGATTCAGGAGGCCGAGCGCGCCGGGCAGCAGCTGCCCGCCGTCTACACCTACGAGGGCGCCGTCGAGGGCACGACTGACCTGGCGGCCGCGGGCCCGGGCCAGCAGCAGGCCCCGATCGAGGGCGAGCTTTACGAGGAGCCCGGCCGCCTGCCGGCACCGCCGAAGCGCCTGACCATGGATGGTGTGATCTACGCCGGGGACGGCCGTGGCACCACCACGCCGCCCGCCGATCAGCCTGGCGATGCACCCCCCGGCCGACTGCAGCGCCCGGGCCAGGCAGAGCCTGCACCTGCAGCGCCCACCTGGTCGGATGCTCCCGTTACCGAGGCCGAGGCGCCCGAGGAATCGCGTCCGGTCCTGCAGAACCGCAATCGGTCCACTCCGGCCAGCATCGAGCAGATGGCCAGCATCGCCAACAACCCGGACTACACCCGCCTGGGATTCTCCCGGGACTTTGCCAACGGCGCCCCGGTGGTCGAGCCTGGCGCGCAGATCCGCCCCGAGCAGCTGGGCCGGCAGGATGTGGCGACAACCGCGGGTGGCCGCCAGATCCCGGTGCAGTACGCTGTCGTAGAGGCCGACCAGCTGCTGCCCAGTAACCGCTGGGACGGCTCGCGCATCCCTGAATACGAACAGGGCCTCGAGGGGGCGTCCCGCACCATCGCCGGGAACGGTCGGGCCGCAGGTCTTCAGCGTGCCTACGATCAGGGCAACGCCGATGGCTACCGCGAGGGCATTGCGGCTGATGCCAGTCTGCACGGCATCCCTGCCGAGGTGCTGGCGGGCATGCAGCGGCCGGTGCTGGTGCGGATCATGCCCCGGGAGGAAATCACCGACAATATCGGCGATGAATCCAACACCGTGGGTACGGCCAGCCTGTCTCCAGGCGAGCAGGCCCGCAACGATACCCGCAGGGTGGATGTCGCCGCGGTGGAGCTGGACGACAATGGCGAGCCGACGCAGACCGCGGTGGAGCAGTTCATTGCCACCATGCCGGCCGCCGAGCGTGCTGGACTCATGGATGGGAAGCGCCCGAACCGCCAGGCCTACGACCGCCTGAGCAACGCGGTATTCGCCAACGCCTACGAGAGCGACGAGCTGCTGCGCCTGGCTGCAGAGGCCACGGACCCCGAAGTGCGCACCATCATGGCCGGCCTGAAAATCGCCGCGGGCAAGATGAGCCGCCTGAAAGGGGCGGGGAGCTACGATATTCGTGGCCTGGTGGTGGAGGCTGCCGAGGCTGCCATCAACGCCAAGCGGGCGGGCGAGAGCCTGCGCGAGTTCATCACCCAGGGTGACATGGGCCGCAATCCGGCCGTGGTTCCGATTCTGGAAATGATGGCCGACAATATCCGCTCCGCGAAGCGGATTGGCGAGAACCTGTCCGCGCTGGCGGACGTGTTCTATGCTGAAGCGAACCTGCCCGCCGAGGACATGTTTGGTGCGGTCCAGAAGCGGGCGCCGGGACAATTACTGGATGAATTCTATGGAGCAAACACACAAGCCGGGCAGCCGACCGCCGGTGGATCCCGAAACCCGGGCAGCCCTGGCGAGCCCCGAGGGCCAGAACCTGCTCCGGGAGGCAATGAAGGGCAAACTGTCGCCCCAGTCGAAGGAAGTGCTGGCCAGCCTCAAGCAGACCCCGAAAGCACCCAAGAAGTAACTCCTGAGGGTCAGCCGGCCCGCACCGGCATTGACAACCCGGATGGGCAAGTGTCGCCTCCGGGGGAATTCACGCTGTCCGGGGAAACTGAGGCAGAGCGCGAAGCGCGAGAAAAAGCTGAGCGTGAGGCCCGCGAGGCCGAGGAAAAGGCCCGCCGCGAAGCCGAGGAAAAGGCCCGCAAGGAGAAAGAGGCCGAGGACGACAAGACCCGGGCCGATGAAACAGTCGACGACTTCCAGTTGGGGCAGAGCGCCGAGCAGCAGTTGAGCGGCCAGACCGGCATGTTCGATGCGCCCGCCGATCCAGTCGCCATCGCAGCCGCTGATGCGGCTACCTCTCCCACCAACGACACCCCGGCGCCCACCGAGGGTCAGATCGAGGCCGGCAACTACAAGAAGGGCCACGTCCGCTGGAATGGCCTGGACATCACCATTGAGAATCCTGCCGGCACCCGGCGCCGCCCGGAGTGGCCCGAGCTGAATGGTCACTACGGCTACATCAAGCGGACCGAGGGTGCCGATGGTGAGCACGTCGATGTTTTCCTGAATCCCGACGAGAACCGCACCGACAAGGTGGTGGTGATCGACCAGTACAACGGCGGGAAGAAATCTGGCGGCTTCGATGAGCACAAGGTCATGCTGGGCTACCCCAACAAGATGGCCGCCATCAACGCCTACAAGGCCAACTATACCCGCGGCTGGCAGGTGGGTCCGGCCACAGAAATGGGCATTGACGAGTTCAAGGCCTGGCTGCAGGCGGACACCACGCAACCTGTGGCCAAGCCAGCCTCCGACCAGCGGTTCAACTTCTCCGCCGTAGTGCGTAATAAGGCTGGCGAGCCATTCCACGTCAACTCCCGTCGCGGAAGTCGGGCCAGTCTGGCGCCGTTCGAGAATGGGCGCCCTGCCATCAACAACATGAACCCGACAGTGGATCTGTCCGAGTACACATTTTCGGATGAATGGTGGGAGCAGGGGCAGATCGTTCAGGGGCGTGCGCCCGAGCCAGCCGGCACAGGTCGGCGCAGCGGCGCCACGCAGCAGGAGGAACAACGTCCTCGCGATAACCCGATCGGCAAGAAGCTGCTGCAGAATGCCGAGCGCAATGACGCCACCTACGGTCCCCGCTCGCTACAACCACTTGCCGTGGACATTGCCAATCAGACACTGGACAAGCTGCGCCGGCTGAACGATGCGGAGAAGGAGGCCCTGGCTGAAAAGCATGATGTGCCAGTCGGAGTGGTTGAGCAGTTCGCTACGCAGAACGGCTGGGACTATGTTCTTGGACTGTCCGAGAACGGGAACGAAGATGCCAAGGCGATGCGGAATATGGCCCTGGCAAAAAACCGCCCAAGCCAGGACGACCAGAAGCCAGCCGCTGCAGCGCAGCGGGCTGAGCCGAGCGAGCAGAAGCCAGCCGACCCACTGCAGGACAAGCTGGACGATATCGACGCCGAGATCGACGCAGCTGCAGCCGAGCTGGCGGACCTGCTGAAACCCAAGCCGGGCACCCTGAACACCGGTGTGGATCCGCAGATCCTGGTGGTCGGCGCCAAGCTGGGCGCGCTCTACGTCCAGAAAGGTGTGGTGAAGTTCGCCCAGTGGTCTCGGGCGATCGTGGCGAAGCTGCGCGAGCTGGGTGTAGACTCAGACCAGATCAAGCCCCACCTGAAAGAGATCTACGCAGCGACGCAGCAGCGGGTGGATGACGAGCAATTTGACCAGATGGATGATGCGCGGACGGTGCGCCGTGCTGATATCGACTCCATCCTGGCCGATCAGGAACCGAAGGCGGAGAGCGACAATGCTGAACGTACCCCAGGAGATCCGGCAGCAGATCGCGGCAACCGGAAAAATGAAGTCCAGCCAGCTGCTGAAGATCTTCAAGATGGAGGACGAGGACGCCGCGGATCAGGAGCTGATGGCACTGGCCGAGCAGCAGGTGGGCGGGGATCCCAAGCTGGTCAATCCGTGGGTGACCGCGGCACCGCTGCTGATCGAGAACGAAGCGATCAGCTCTTTCACGACGAAAAATCCCGACTGGAAGATGGCGCTGCCCGAGATACTGACGACCCAGGAAGCCGCCCGGATAGCACAGGCGGACTATTTGCTGAACGCACAGCAGACGGAGGCGCTGATCGCCTCGTTGAGTCAACTTCCCGCGTAATCCCCAAGCCCGGCCTCCAGGAGGCTGAGAACAAGCCCGCTGACCTTGAGCAGATCAAGGCGCAGATGCCGTTCCTCACTGTCGGCCAGGCTGAGGACGTAGCATTTGCTGAGCGCCGCCTGGCGAAAACCGACGGTTTCGGGGTCTTGTTCACCAACGGCACGGGTACCGGTAAAACCTTCACTGGTCTGGGCATCCTCAAGCGCATGCTGGGGGATGGTAAGCGCCGCATCCTGATAGGTGTGCCGAAGCAGCCGATTGCGGATGCCTGGGTCAATGCAGCCCGTGACTTTTTCGGCATCAAGATCAACAAGCTGTCCAGCACCAGCGATGCCGGCAAAGGCGTGGTTGTCACCACCTACGCCAACATGGGCGACAACACCGCCCTGGCCAAAGAGAGCTGGGACGCCTTCTTTATGGATGAGGCGCACTATTTGGCCTCGAATCAGCAGGGTGATACGACCAAGGCCCTCGCCATGCTCAATGCCCTGGGCCGCAAGACGGATGCCGCTGGTGACCTGGCCAGGCTCCGGAATTACGAACTGTTTGCCCGTATCGAGGAGCTGAACAAACGCGCGACCTCGCTGCGCCGTCAGGACAATGACAATACCCGGGCCGAAGAATCGGAAATCGAGAAGGAGCTGGAGCGACTCTATCAGGAGCGCAACGAAGCCCTTGAAGCCGCCAAGGACGAGGTGGCAGGCACCGCGGATGATGAGAAGCCGCGGTCGGTATTCCTCAGCGCCACCCCCTTCGCCTACGAGAAGAATGTCCGCTGGGCCCAGGAGTGGTTGTTCGACTGGAACCCGAAGAACCCCAGCGGCCGAATGGGCGAGAACGGCTACAACTCGGGCAGCAACTACGACCGCTTTATGATGACCCACTTCGGGTACCGGATGCGCTATAACAAGCTCACCGAGCCCGATTCCAAGGTCGACCGCGGCCTGATGCAGCGGGCATTCAACACCTGGCTCCGGAAGGAGGGCGTCCTCTCCGCCCGGGCGCTGGATTCCGACTTCGATTACGACCGGCGTTTTGTCATGGCCGAGAGCGCCATCGGGCGCCGCGTGGACGCTGCGCTGGAATGGCTGCGGGAGAAATCGTCGGGGGACGATGAAATTGCCGGCATGAACGAGATCCGGGAAAAAGTTGCCGAGCAGTTCGATTACCACTCCCGAATGTACTTCCTGGAGGCGATCAAAGCGCGAGAATCCCTGGACCACATTCGTGCGCACCTGGACCTGGGTAGGAAGGTGCTCGTCGTGCACGATTTCAAGAAGGGTGGCACCGCCAATCCCTTCAAGATGGAGATTTCCGGCGAGAGCGAAAACGCTGAGGAGGTTCGGGCGGCCTATGAGGCCTTCAGGGTCGAGTTCAAAGACCTGATTGAAGCATTCAGCTCGCTCCCGTCCCCCATCGACCAGTTGAGCCGGGCATTTCCCGAGGCACTGATCTACAACGGTGACGTGACGGCGAAGAACCGGATCAAGCTGCAGGACCGCTTCAACAGCGATGCCCAGGGTTCGCCGCAGCTGATGATCGCCCAGAGCGACGCGATGCGCGAGGGTGTCTCGATCCACGACACCAGCGGCAAGCACCCGCGGGTGGAGATCAACCTGGGCATGCCGGGCAAGCCCACGGCGGCAATTCAGCTTGAGGGCCGGATCTACCGGACCGGACAGGCCAGTGACGCCATGTTCCGCTATTTCACCATCGGTACCAACTGGGAGCGGTATGCCTTTGCCAGCAAGATTGCCGGCCGCACCAGTGCCGCGGAAAATCTCGCCATGGGGGAGGAGGCCCGGGGCCTGAAGGAGGCGTTCATCAACGCCTACGAGGAGGCGGATGTCTGGGAGCCCGGATACGAGGGCGAGGGCAGCGGCGGCAAGGAAGCCGACAAAGCCTACACCAGCGCGCTCACGCCCTGGGATATGGCCAAGTCCTTCTACTTCGGGACCAAGAAGCAGGGCCGCGGTCGGGCAGCCAGGGGCCGAGAGGGCAAAGACTACTTCGCCACCCCCGAGCCTGTTGGCCTGAAAATGGTCCAGATGGCCGACCTGCGCGGTGGTGAGAGCGCGCTGGAGCCGTCAGCCGGGCATGGGGCTATCGCCCGCTGGTTCCCGGAGAACACCACCAATCGCGCGATCGAGTTTGAGGATGGGCTCGCCTCTAAGACGGCACTGCACTTTGACGGGCAGGTGCAGACCGGCGACTTCATGCAGCACAACGTCGTCAACAAGTACGACGCCATCGTGATGAATCCGCCATTCGGCCAGGGTGGGGCCCAGGCCCGGGATCATGTCGCAAAGGCGATCAAGCACCTTCGTGATGGCGGTCGTATTGTTGCGCTGGTACCCACCGGGCCTGCGGCTGACGCGAAGTTCGAGAAGCTGCTGTATTCGGATGCCGCCAAGGATATCTACCTGGCCGGGGAAATCCGCTTGCCGGCGGTGACCTTCGAGCGGGCCGGCACCGGAGTAATGACCCGCATTCTGGTGCTGGAGAAGCAGACCGACCCTGACCTGGTGGCGCAGATCCAGCAGCAGAACCGCGACTACACCAATGCGGACGATATCTCGGAGCTGTTTGACCGAATGGAGTCTCTGGAGCTGCGGCCGCGTAGCCAGCCGGCTCAGCCTGCAGAATCCGAGGCCCAGGCGCCGGAAGCTGGCGAGATTGAAACCTGGACCGCGGAGCACACCAAGACCGGTGACACCCTGTACATGGCCAAGCCGACTCGCCGCCTGGAGCGGGAGGAGTACAAGCAGGTAGCGGCGCTGGCCAAAGAGAAGGGCGGCTATTGGTCCCGGTTCGGTAAGGCCGGGTTCCTGTTCAAGTCTGAGGAGGCCCGCTCGGAATTCGTGGCGGAGCTCGGAGGTGGTGCGTCTGAGCCGGATGGATCAGCGCCGGCGTTCTCGCGCTCGGTTCTCGCTAATGCACTGATGGGGGTGGATCAGGCTTCGCGGCAAGCTGCTGAAATCCACCGGAGGCTCGGTCTCGACAAGGGTGGCGCGAGCCTTGAAGTGGTTGCGACGGAGGCGGAGCTTCCAGAGGCAATACGCCAGCACGCCGAGAAGGACGGGGCCACCGGCCAGATAGAGGGCGTATTCCATAACAACACCGTTTATGTGGTTGCCAGCTCGGTGCGCTCCGAGGCACACCTGGAAGAAATCATAGCACACGAGGGCCTGGGCCATTTTGGTGCCCGCAAGCTGCTCGGCGAGGACATCGCCAAGCAGTATGACCTGCTGTTTTTCCAGCTGGGCGGCGTCAAGGGTATGCGCTCTCGCCTCGAGGCCCGTGGAATTGATTTCAGCGAGTATCTGAAAACCGCCGAGCGGATGGGCAGCAAGGATCAGGCCTTCTACCTGACGGACGAGTTCTTGGCCCACATGCAGCAGGCCCAGGCCATCGAGACTCTGCCGGAGAAGATCCGGCGCAAGGTGCGTGAGCTCTACGGTGCCATCCGCGACTGGATGCGCAAAATGAAAATGGCAAAGCTGGCTGACCTGAACGACTCCGACCTGGCTCTGCTGCTGCGTCGCATGCGTCAGAGTGCAGTGTCGAAGAAGGAGGCGGGCGCCACCCAGCGACCGGTATTCATGGCAGCCGGAAACGACTACTTCGCCAATGAGGTTCTTGCCGAACTCGCCCAGCATGACGAATTCTTCCGGTATCCGGTGAGCAATAAGCACAGCTTGGAGGGTGTTTTCGGTGAGGTTTCCCCGGGCTTTCGGCTGATCGGCGACGACACCCGGATTGATGAGGATCGAGAATCTGGTGCCGCAACGCGAACCCTGCTGCAGAACCCCCAAGGCAAGGATTTCCATGTCTACGAAACCGGTGACGAGGTGTGGATTGATGTCAGCAGGTTCGATGAGGGCGAGCGCGGATCAGCCGTGTATGCGGCCGTGGCCAACTATGCGCACAACACCGGCAAGCAGTTCGTGGGCGATCCTGCCGGCCTGACCGCCGAAGCCACCATCCGCAGAACCAGCAATATGCTGTCGTCTGCACTTCGGATGGGCACCACCCGGCACCTTGAGGCGGCGATCGAGCAGAAGCGAGGTGACCCTGAAAACGGCATCGCGCCCTTGGACTGGACCGGCACTGACGTTGACAAGGTGCGGGCCCTCATCAATACTTTCTTGGCAAATCTGCACAGTCAATTCCCGGCGATAAAGAGTTACCGTTATGACTTCTCCCAGCGACAATTCGTTGATCGACGAGGACAACCCGTTGATGGCGATAGATTTGAACTCGCCGGAGAGCTTGGCGGTGCTCGAGCGGCAAAGGCAGGTCAGGCAACGTTGCGCCGAGGAATACTCCTCCAGTCCCTTGTGGAGAGCGAGGGCGGAGCGCGACCCGGAATACTGGAACAAGTTTTCACCCGGGGGCATTCGCTAGTCCGCGACGGCAGGCTGGACGCCGTATTCTCCCGCGCACGCCACCCCTTCACTCTCTCTGGCAACAATCCCTCTGATAGCTCCCAAACGGGCGTGACAGCGCAATCCCTGCTGGCGCGCCACTGGGATGGCGAGCCTGCTTCCTCTGCCCAGGCTGCCATACGCGAGGCCCTGCGTACCAAGCAGCCGGATGTGGTGGACTGGCTGCGCGTGAACCGCAACCGGATCCAGCCCGCGGAACGGGGGGATATCGTTTTCAGTCGCGCCGCGGATACCTCTCGGGTGCGCCCTGCGGCCGACAGTATTGTGTCCGGGCACACCCCAGAGGTAGATCCCAGGCAGGCCGAGGCACCCCTCGAGGGCGGCTCCGTCGGTGCGGATGCCGACTGGGTACTCCCCGGCGAGACCAAGATGTCGGCCTTCACCGACAAGTGGCTCTATCGCCTGCAGAACAAGCAGGTGGACCTGAAACGGGTACAGCAGGCCATCCGGGCGACCGGCCGCGAAATCAATGAAGCCCATGACGCCTACCTCAAGGAGGAGTTGTTCCACGGCCGGTCCGCGGCCCGGGTCAACGAATTCCTGGAGGGCGAGCTGGAGCCCCTGATTGCTGACATGGCGGCCCGCGGGGTTACCCAGGAGGAGCTGGGGAGGTATCTCTGGGCCCGGCACGCCAAGGAGGCCAACGCGCACATTGCCGATATCAACCCGGAGTACCCCGACGGCGGTTCCGGGATGACGGATGCCGAGGCGGATGCCTACATGGCCGACCTGTCACCCGAGCAGCAGGCGAACTTCGAGGCCCTGGCCGCCCGGGTGGATGCGATGATGCAGAAAACCCGGGACGACCTGGTGAACGACGAGCTGATTTCCGCGCAGGATCGGGAGACCTGGGAGTCCACCTACCAGTTCTATGTGCCCCTGTTCCGCGAGAACGAGGCCGCAGACGACGGCGACCTGCTGACCCACGGCATGGGCACCGGTCAGGGCTATTCGATCAAGGGTGCCGAAACCAAACGCCGGACCGGTTCCGCGCTGCCGGTGGCTGACATCCTGGGCAACATCGCCAATGCCCGGGACCGGGCCATCGTTCGCGGCGAGAAGGCCAGGGTAGGGCGGGCGCTGTACGCGCTGGCGCTGACCAACAAGAACCCGGACTTCTGGCAGACGACCAGCCAGGCGCCGCTCATCAAGACCCACGACAAGGACGGGAACGTAATCGAGGTGCCCGACCCGCTGTTCAAGCAGCGCGACAACGTGGTGGTGGTCAAGCTGAAAACCGCCAAGGGCAACGTGGTCGAGCGTGCCGTCGTGTTCAACAAGCGCAACGAGCGCGCCATGCGCATGGCGCATGCGGTGAAGAACCTGGACGGGCAGCAGCTGGGCGAGCTGCTGGGTACCACCGCATCGGTGACCCGGTACTTCGCGCAGATCAACACCCAGTACAACCCCATTTTCGGGGTGGTCAACCTGGTCCGGGACACCCAGGCCGCCCTGGTGAACCTGTCCAGCACCCCGCTGGCGGGCCGCCAGGGCGCGGTCGCCTCCAACATGGCCAGCATCATCGGCGGGGCCTTGAAGAACGGAGGGCGGCGGTTCAGCGACGACTGGATGGCCCTAGCCAAGGAGTTTGAGGAGGCCGGGGGCAAAACTGGGTACCGGGACATGTTCGCCAGCGCGCGTGAGCGGACGGAGGATATCCAGAAGGCCCTGGATCCCGAGTGGTGGACCAAGCACCCCTGGGGCAAGGCACTGACTGCCAACGGCTACCTGAAAGATCCTGCTGTCCTGCTGGTCGACAAGGGCGTGAAGCCGGTATTCGACTGGCTCTCGGATTACAACGACACCCTGGAGAACGCGACCCGCCTGGCCGTCTACAAGGAGGCCAGGGACCAGGGCCTGTCCATGGAGGCCAGTGCCAGTATCGCCAAGAACATCACCACCAACTTCAACCGGAAAGGGGAGCTGGCCCTGCAGGCCGGCGCCCTGTTCGCCTTCTTCAACGCCGCGGTGCAGGGTACCGCCCGGGTATTTGAGACAGTGGCGGCCCCGGCCGGCAAACGGATCCTCGCCGGGGGCATCATGGTCGGCGTCATGCAGGGTGTGATGATGGCCCTGGCTGGCTACGATGATGACGAACCGCCCCAGTTTGTGCGGGAGCGCAACCTGATCTTCCCGATACCGGGCAGCGACGGGAAATACCTCAGTCTCGCGATGCCCCTTGGCTTCCACGTCCTGCCGAACCTGGGCCGTCTGATGGTGGAGACCGTCCGCGGTGGGCGCCCGGCCGAGAAGATCGGTGGCATGATGGCTGTGCTGGCCGATGCCTTCAACCCGCTCGGCGGCTCCGCTCCCATGGCGCAGCTCCTGGCGCCGACCGCGGCGGATCCCTTCGTGGCGCTGTCCATGAACGAGGACTGGACCGGCAAGCCGATTGCCCGGGAGGATTTCAGCAGCCTCAACCCGACGCCTGGCTTTACCCGCTCGCGGGATCTGGCCAGCGCGCCGGCGGTGGCCCTGGCCAAGCTGCTGAATGCGGTGACCGGCGGTACCGACTACCGCCAGGGCCTGGCCAGCCCCACCGGGGACCAGATCGACTACCTGGTAGGCCAGCTCACGGGTGGTATCGGCCGGGAGGCCATCAAGACCGCCACCACGGTGACCTCCATGTTCACCGCGGACGAGCTGCCGGCCTACAAGATCCCCCTGCTGGGCCGGTTCTACGGCGAAACCACCGGGCAGGCCTCAGAGGCCAGCCGGTTCTACTCCAACATCAAGCGCCTGAACGAGCACCAGAACACGGTGAAGGGGCTGCGGGGGGACCGGAAGGGCAACGAGGCCATGCGCTACCTGATCGAGCACCCCGAGGCTCGGCTGTTCGATCAGGGTAACCGTGCCTACCGGCAGGTGCAGAAGCTGCGGAAGCAGCGCAGTGAACTGGCGGATCGCGGGGCCAGCAAGGCCCGCCTGAAGCAGGTCGACCAGCAGATCACCCGGGCCATGGCCCAGCTGAATGAGCGAATGGCAGCGTCAGGTTAGCCACTGCCACAGGCCGTAGAGAATCGTTGCGAACATGGGGATGATCGCCAGGGTGATGGTGAGGATGGCCCACACCATGCCTATGCCGAAGTCGCTGCCTTTGCTCATGGTGCTCCAGTTGTGACTGCCATTTCATGCCAACTCCTGTTGAGGAATGGAAGCACGGAACCAGTCGCGGAGCCCTGAAAGGTCATTGAAGTCAATTTCATCACCAAGACTTCCATCTTCTTTCACCCAGCGGACACGCTGTTGATCCTTGCTTAGGAAAAGAACCTTTCCATAATAGCTGGGCGTATGTTTGGACTTCCTTGCGGCGTCCTTTACATTCTCCTTTGTCTCCACCAGCCGGATCAAAGGCTCATCACCAGGGTAGTGTTCAAGGCATACGACGAAATCAGGGTAAAAGAAGTTTCGATGCTCTCCTCGAACAATCTTAACAGAATAGCTCTTTCTGTCCGGATTGCGATGCCACCAGGCAACAAATTCTGTCCTGTCTAACGCCTTTGCGAACGCTAGCTCCTCGCTGTTCATGGCTGTTGTCGCGTCGAAGCGGCCGCAAAAGAATTGGTCACTATCGAACTTGTACACCCTCTCTTTGAGCCACTCGCGCTCATCCACGAGCATGCGTTGCTCTACTTCTGCCAGATCATCGTTTGTCGGTGGAAAAACGCCGTAGATATTCCTCCGGGCAGCCGGTAAGGGTAGGGAGGCCGGAAAGACCATAGCAGAAGGGAGAGCCTCAGCATCTTCCGTGATAGCGCAATTGGCAATGGCTTCGTGCAACTGCTCCGCCATGACATCTGCCTGTTGGCGTGCGATCCAGTTAGCCGCATCCCTACTCATTCTCTTGATGGAAACTTCATCGGGAAGTTGGCCGTCTAGCAAAACGGGCAACTGTTCAGTTAGGCTTGGTAGAACTCGCTTTGTTAGCTCTATGAGAATGATGTGGATGTCTTCATCTTCGGGTCTTCCCCAATCATGGTGGGTAATCAT